CAATTTAAAGGAGATATATATACCATGAAACTCGGCATCGTTGCTACGAGGGGTATTTAACATAGTTCATTATATCCTCATAAACCGCAACATACCTCAATTTTGCGATGTTTCACATGAAATCTTAATTTTATATAATTCGTTATATATTCACATAAATAAACAAAAAATGGTACACTATTGGTACATGAATGGTACATGGAAAAACCTTATGCATGACAATAATTAGAGAAGAACTTGGAAATGTTCTTCTCTTTTTTTATGCCACAATTTAGGCATAAGGAGATGATGTTATGTTTGACGATGAAGTAAGAGAACAAATATTTGCAAAAAGTGAGTTACAAAAAATCGACCTGATGACATTATCTCTTGTCATTAAAGCGATAGAGGAAGTTTTGGAGGAAAACAAAGATGAACATGCCGTATCAGCAACCAATGATGAATTATACACCTAATTATGGAGCATATCAGTACAACCCAATGGCGAGCTATCAGAGATACCAACAGTCCGAACCGACACAAGGAATAAGTGGCAGAGTAGTACAGGCAGTTGAGACTATTAATCCCAACGAGGTGCCAATGGATGGCAGTGTAGCATTTTTCCCGAAACAGGATTTAACGGAGATATATGCTAAGAGTTGGAACACTGACGGAACAATACGCACATTGACTTTTAAGCCGGTTTTAAACGATAAGACAGACATTTTATCGGGTGACACAGAAAAGCTTGAATTTGACCTATCAGAGAAAGCCACAGAGGGTATTATGGCAAAGCTCAACGAACTATCAGAGAAAATTGAGCAATTATCTTTAGGAGCGCAAAGAAAAACTCCACGAGTACAAAACAAGGAGAGTGAAAAAGCATGAATGTAATGGGAATAATGCAACAGATAATGAGCAATAATCGTGTAATGGGAAATCCGATGATTAAGAATGCAATGAGCATGGCTCAAAGCGGAAACAGCAAGGGAATTGAGCAAATGGCAAGAAACCTATGCAAAGAAAAGGGCATTAATCCTGACGATGTAATGAAGCAAATTAGAGGTAATTTTGGGATATAGCATATGAGAGAACGTGCGCACGGCTCTTTATGAAATAAATTTTGGAGGTAAAACAGATGTTCAACACAGGAAATTGTCCAAGCGTACCTATTGTGGCGAATTTGGACGGAAACAACGGAAATAACTGGAATGACGGCTCATGGCTTTGGTTCCTTATCGTAGTATTTGCGATATTTGGGGGCTGGGGTAACGGCTTTGGTGGTTTCGGTGGCACTAATGGTGGTGTCGGAAGCGAAATTCAGAGAGGCTTTGACAACCAGGCGGTTGTCTCAAAACTTGACGGATTATCAAACGGCTTGTGTGATGGATTTTATGCCATGAACAACAGTATGCTTACCGGCTTTAATGGTATTAACACAAATATCATGCAGACCGGATATGGCATACAACAGGCAGTAAACGCTGATACAGTTGCCAATATGCAGAATACCAACGCTTTACAGTCACAAATTGCTAACTGCTGCTGCGAGACTAGAGAAGCCGTTCAGGGTGTAAACTACAACATGGCAACTAACACTTGCGCTTTGCAAAACACCATGAATAGCAACACAAGAGACATCATTGACAGTCAGCAGGCGGGAACGAGGGCCATTCTTGATTATCTCTGCAATGAAAAAATCTCTAGCTTACAGGCAGAAAATAACGACCTTCGCAGAGCAGCTTCACAGGATAGACAGAGTGCATTACTTACAACTCAGATGGCAGCTCAGACACAGCAGATTATCAACGCTGTAAATCCGGCACCAATCCCGGCATACACAGTACCTAACCCAAATGCTTATGCATATGGATGCGGATGCAATACAGGTTGCGGATGCTAAAACTGAATAATTGAGTATCTTAATTGAGTTAACTCGATTATGTCTGCTAAGCAGTATTACTTGATGTTACCGACACAGATGTCGGGAAGATAAAGGGCAGACTATAATGTTTGCCCTTATTTTGTGAAAGAGAGGTAAAGATAATGGAAATAACAGGAATTGCATTACAGACTGTTTCAGCCGGTGAAGATGTGGCATTTACAGAAACACCAGTATGCGGAACTAAATGTATCGTCCACAGACAGGGAAGTGGAATTATCAAGCTAAGAGGTATTACTAATCAGTGTAAGGCTAGATTTTTAGTATCGTATTCCGGTAACATTCAGATACCTACAGGCGGTACAGTTGGAGCTATTTCACTTGCCATTGCAGTAGACGGAGAGCCTTTACAGTCAACACGAATGATAGTTACACCGGCAGCAGTACAAAATTTATTTAACGTTTCGGCTCAGGCATACGTTGATGTACCTTGTGGCTGTTGCAGTACTGTAGCGGTGCAGAATACATCTACACAGGCTATTGAAGTACAGAATAGTAACTTAATTGCTGTTCGTGAAGCGTAGGGGGGTGAGAGTATGCACATTGAAAGAATGCACAAAATGCAAGAGTGTCTTACAGAGAAAGCTGTCAGCGAGTTTGAAAAGGGCATTGAAAATGTTGACACTTCTGAAATGGGTGAGGTCGTGGATATGATAAAAGACCTTGCAGAAGCTGAGTATCATTCAATAATTTCCAAGGCTATGAAAAAGGCCGATGAAGAGGAAGAAGAGTACGACAAAGAACTCCTAAGAAGTCTTAAGGCAGAATATGGCGAAGAAAGTGGCAGAAGATATTATGACCAATATCGCTATGCAAATGGCAGATTTGCCCCTAAAGGTCGTGGAACACGCAGAGGATATGAAGAACCGCCATATTATCACATGCCGGTAAACTACAACGACATGGAGTATATGCGTGACATGGATAAGAGCCGAGGCAAGATGTACTACTCTGAACCGATTGCACCACATGTGAGTGAAAGCAATTATGACAGAGCAAAGAGACATTATACCGAGACAAAGGAAATGCACAAAGGAGCTTCTACAGAGGACAAAGAGCATAAAATGAAAGCCCTTGACATGTATATCCGTGAATTAAGCGGAGATATATCAGAGCTTTTAAATGACATGACACCCGATGAACGCAACCTTTTACGCACCAAAATGAGCAATCTTGCGTCAAAACTGTAATTATTAAGGCTATGGGTAGTAATGCTCATAGCCATTTTTAGAGGGTATAAGCATGGATATAAGAGTTAATGATATATTGTGGCACATACAATTTAAAAAGCCCACATCAAGCGAATTAAAGCGGTCTGACGGCACTATAAGTTTAGGAGTAACCGATAATACAACTAAGACTATTACGATAGCTGATAATGTGTCTGATTACATGGCTGACAGGATACTATGTCACGAGCTAGTGCATGTGTACTCGTTCTCATACGGCTGTGACATTGACATAGAGACAGAGGAAATAATCGCAGACTTTATGAGTTTGTACGGACGGAATATTGTATACACAGCTGATAAAATATTTGATTTATTGGAGTGGAAATATGGATAGAATAGACAGACTATTAGAATACATACACCGGACTAATCCGGAAATTACACGGCAGAAATTGATTGAAGAACTAGGAGAGAGTGACTACAGTGCCAAGAGCATTTATTTTTTGGCGATTCAAAATTCAAAGCCCTAAAAATTTTAGGATTCGAGAAGTACCCCCCTACATTTGACTTTTTCGATTTCAAAAATCCGTTTGCGAAATTTTACGAAAACTTGTCGAAAACTTGCAAAGAACTCGCACCACACTTTAATTGAGTGAAGTTTTCTGAAAATTCAAACATTTTCTATGGATTGGTGCGCCCAGCTCGTAACATGTCACACCCAACACGGCTTGACGGCTTGCAATGCTATAATTATATTTTTAGGCATTGTAAACGGCTTGTTTTGTGGTTTATTATAGCGTACTCGATAAAAATCCACGCTAACACGTTTAAAAGTCCTTAAAACGTCAAATACACGGCTTTAAATGTGTATATCATAAAATCATAGAATATTTTTGTTAATTTGTCAATGTACATATGCCCGGACGCATAGCCGGACAACTTGCGACAGCTCCAACGGCTGCACGCTTGATTTTTGGCACAACAAAAAGGGATATAAAAATATCCCTAGTGGTAACGCGTGATATATTCACCGGCTTGATAGTCACAAAACAGTGTGACCGGGTGAACGTGCGCGTGCTTCTCTACGACTTGCAACCATTCACCGCACCTTTGAACTGTTATTTTTAACTCGTGTGACTCCATCCATTCTATGCAATCGTACTTGGTATAACTAAAATCGTTTATTTTCGGCATCTCATAGCCTAGCGCCTTAACGCGCTTATATATTTCTTTTTTCCCTAAATACTCATAATTAGACATAATACACCCCCCTATCTATAACAAGCCTTAATTATTGGGCTTATATAGTTTTTGTGGTTTAGGTAGTTATCAAAAGCCGTCCGGCGGTATTCCTTGCCACTAATAAGCGTGGTAATATCGTTACACGTTCCCGACTCTGCGACAGTTTTAAAAATATCTGTTATTGCTTTTCGTGTGGCGCGCTCGCTTGCTTGATATTCCGGCGCGCTTTGATATTTGCCATTGTAGCGTGCTTTTATTTCCATCTCTACAGCATCAAGGCTTTTAAATTCGTCCATTCATCAACCCTCTTTTCTATTCGTGCATGGTTTATAAGTTGCTTTTTGACCTTTTCGCGGTTCATACGTGCGTTAATCTGTTTTTATTAGGTGGTAACGCAAAGCACCTATGCGGGCGCACAATTATTTGTTCAGGCGTTGCACCTCTTGAGCCTGATATAAATATAAAGGCATTTATAAAACCTCTTGGCGCGATTATTTACCGGTGCGCGGACGGAGTGCAATATATACAGTCGTAAAGTTGTATAAAAGCACCTATAAATTAAATACATTAAATTGATAATATAAGACCTGAAAAGCCTTATATATAAAGCTAATAGCCGGAATCGAACCGGCTGAAATACCCTTGTTAATTTGTATCGCTATTAGCTTGTAATATCCTTTACAGGAAAAACCGCCGCAGGGCGTTGAACCCTGCCGACCGCCTAAACGGATGACGGAAAGAATTAATATTTTTCTGGGCTTATTACTTTGTCAAAACCAAAATAAAAATATGCATTGCTTGCTCTGTTTGCCTTGTCCGCTGTAGCCTTGTCGATTTCGCAATATCCTATTACCTCGTGATTCCTCCATATAGCATACTTTTTCAATGGTTTCGTGTCGTCAACTATAAGAAAATGTCTATTTTCAAAAAATAATGTTGTGCCATATCCAGGCAAGAAAGCACTTTTGATTGTTTTGTCTATTATTTCCTTTTTGGTGTAATCAATGATATAATTTGTTTTGTAATCGTTCGGTATTCTTTCCCATTCTTCCCTTGTTAAAATGTGCAAAACGCTTTTACTTTCGTCTGATAACTGTATTTTTTTCATATAAATACCACCTTTCAATTTTATTACCCTCTTATGAGGTAAAAGCAAGCCGGGGAATCGAACCCCGGAAACCGTAGCCGCTTGCCTATGCGTATATTGTCCCTGTGTTTTTAAATCTCCACATAGCAACCGCTAAATCTTGGGCGCTACTGATCCAATAAGTAGGCTTATATGTGTATTTATCACTTTTTCCTTTTTCAAATTCCGCAAGAGCCCACTGCACACCCTCGTAGTGTGTAATATGTACAGTTTTTTCTTTATTGTCGGCGATTGCGTGACCGCTATACTTTTCTTTGTTCAATAATACCATTTCGGCAATCGGCAGAAGTGCTTGCGCTGCTTCTTTGAAAATTCCATATTCATACTGACAATGAACATATACGTTACATCCTGCGAGGATTTCTTGGCTATGTTCGTCGTATTCAACTTCCGAGAATTTTTTTACTATGTTTTCAACTTCCGAAAGCCTAACAAGTGGGTTTTTAACTGTAATATTTACTGATGTATCATACAAAGCCGCTCGAACCCTTACGGACACGTCTTTACTAGTGTATCCGTTTTCTTTTAATGTTTTTCTGATCAACTGTGACAATTCTTTATTGCTCATCGTGTAGTAACTCATATTAGCCATCCTTTCTTATCCTGCGGTCTGCCATCATCAGAGCCGGGAGACCATCCCACGGCTGACGCTCCAGGCGGAGCGTTTCGACTATGCTATTCTAACAACTGCATTTTTGATATTTGAGAAGTGAAAAAGTTCCCCAGTTTCAACGTTTTCAAATATTACAGATGGCGCAAATGTTTCAAATGGTGCAAATATTTCACCGTTGCAACTGTATGGTAACTTCTCTGTATTCCAGTCAATTCCAAGTTTTCCGTTTTTCTCGTGCACGCAAAAAGTCTTACCATAGTTTCTAGTTTGTATCTCCTTATTGTGTAAATCGTATAAATGCACTTTGATTGTATCGTTTGTTTTCATATTTAGACCCTCTTTCTTATCTGTTTACTATTTCGTAAATCTGCGCCAATTTACAATATTCTTCACATTCTTTTTGTTTTGAGCACTTGGAACAATCATTTTCGTAAGTGCCGCAAACCTTTATTAACTCTTTCTCAAGTTCTTCGAGTCTTTCCAATTTCTTCATATTCTTACATCTCCTTTAGTTTGTTTGCTTTGCAAACATATTTTGCAATCAGTTTTTCGTTACTGCTGATTTGCTTTAATTTCTCAATCCTGTTATTAATCTTATTGGTAATATATGACAACCATTTGTCAAACTCTTCTTTGCTGTGCGCTTCTTTTGACGCTACACCATCAGCAAGATAAATAAAATCTTGGTCAAGTGCTTCTGTAAGGCTTTTCGCTGATACAAACATATTTTTTACCTCCATATTGTAAACTATTTTGTTCCTTGTCGTTTGGCTTGACTATAAGTTACCATATTATATTAGTAATGTCAATACATAATTGCAAAAATATTGTAAAAATATTTATATTCATAATTTCAAAATTATATATAATAAGTAACAAAACAATAATTACAATAATACATGCAATTAATATTGACATAATAATTAAATTATTATATATTTATGTATAACAATATTATTTATAGTATTATTGCCAGTGAATATTGACATTATTAATTTATATAATGAGGTGTAAAAAAATGGATGAAAAGAAAATGATTGAAAACTATAAAAGCAGAGTAAAGAGACAGAATGAAAAAGCAAAAGAGAACTATGACAGAATAAGCGTCATGCTGCCAAAAGACCGAATACAGGCGCAAGGGCTGACAATTAATGGATTTGTAAACCAATTAGTATTGGATAAACTGGACGAACTGGAAAAGAATAACAATGAATGTCCGTTTTAAAATTTAAAGTCGGTTTTTGTGACCGGCTTTTTATTTTTTATATAATATAATTAATATATATGTGTGTAATGTGGTATATATTAATCAATACAGTTGTTGTTATATATTAAACAATTCAATATATTGACAAAATAAGTATATTTGATTATTATTATTTTAAATTTAATTAATAAGCGGAAGCCGGTTAGCTCGTATCGTTTGGAATTACTCCAGGCGGTGCGGGCTTTTTTATTTTATGATTTTGAGGTGCTAAAATGGAAAAAATTAAAGGAAATATAACTAAACATTTAATTGCTGATTTTGGCGCTTTTCAGCTCTATCGGGAGGACTTCGAGAGGGCTATAGTTCAGGCTTGTCAGGAATTGCAAATTGACGATTTAAAAAGCGAGGGTCAAAGGCCGTGGAAAGCTGTTTGTAAAAGAGTAGGTGAAATTATATTTAATGATAACAGTATATTAAAAGACAAACAGTTATATGATAATACATGTATGTTAACTAACTACAATAGATATAATTATAATATATTAAATAATATATGTGATGAATATATATATATTAGTGATAAATATAATAAACTATGTAGTACTGTAGCATTTAGTAATTGGTGTAATATTGATTGTGGCGTTATAGATAATTGGAGACTGAATAAAGAGTCAAGTCCTAAAAGTTATGAGATTTGGCAAAAATTGCAAGGGATCCGTAAAGATTGTATCAAGGATAGAGCATACGACAATAAATCCCCTGTCGGTGCTATGTTCGTTGGCAATAATGAGTTTGGCATGAATCAGCCGGGAATCGGCTACGAAGCTACACAAGCGAGAGCTTTAAGCGCCAACGAATTACCACAGTTAGGCGGTGCAAATAGTCAGAATATTAAAGCATTATCAGGTGATAACATGGTTGATAATGCCAAGTAATTGTATATACAATACATACAATTCTAATCCCTTGATTTATAAGGCTTTGAGGGCTATCGAATTATTGCAACTATGCACAAAACAGTTGTTTAGCGAAGAGTTGAAAGGGTATAGATGAATTGTATATGCAATAAGCACAATTTAAAATGCTTGATGTTTGAGAGCTGAGCAGCGCACGTATTGGGTGCCCTAGGGGTGTATACGAAAAGCGACAAACAGCCCCACTTAGTTCCCAAAATATCCGCCAAAACAAAAAGGCCTTTACCCATACCTCAATCGTACCAAGCAGTATTTATTATTATAACATAAGTTATATATTAATTAAACAACATACACAATAATAATATATATACATACAACTATGATTAAATAATAGCTATATATAATATATAACAGTAAAGGAGCTAACAGTGATGAAATTAACAGGATTTGAGTCAAGCAAAATTAATTCCGAAATGGTAAATCACCCTAGCCACTATAATCTGCCTGACCGAAAAGAGTGCATTGATGAAATGATTGACATTTACGGACTTAAGGATGTGGCTAAATGGTGTGAGATTACTGCATACAAGTATAAATATCGTGCCGGACATAAAGGCTCTGTAGTTGAGGATATGAGCAAAGCTGCATGGTACGCAGCTAAAGCTTGTGAGCTTAAATCTAGGCGAAGATGGGAGATTTTCAGCAAGATTGCTGATAGATACTTGCCAATATTCATTAAAGACATTTTTACATGGATTATGTTATTCTGTATGCTTCATGCGATACTCTTTTCCGACCCATGCTCAATGGTTGTTTCAATAGTGTTTTTGGCTCTTGCGTGCATAACCGAGTCAATATTGAAAGAAAATGAGGTGTAAATCATGTTTGTACTAAAAATTGCAACAACAGTATGGCTAGCATTAATTGCTTTTGGAATGGCAAACGCCACATTAAACGAAAAAGTGGCAGTTAGCACAAGATTTCTTGGCATTGCTATAACGTTTGGTCAGATACTTGCCATAGCATTCATGTGGCAATAGATATAGGGCATTCGCCAAGCGGTAAGGCACGGGATTTTGATTCCCGCATTCGTTGGTTCAAATCCAACATGCCCTGTTCGGGGTTTTACTTGGTTCCCCCGACATTGGACTTAGTAGTTCCTTTCGCCCTCATAGTGGAAAGCTGTTAAGAGCCGTCACAAGGCTCGTGAGGGTTTAATCGTGTATAATCCCACAATGCACGAGTGTGGAAACCAACCTGTCGTAAAGACATCTGTAATAGGCAGAGTAGACATATATACCCCCTTTAATTGTTAAACTAGGGCAACTCAAATCATATGAGTCTTAGGTGAGGTGCAATTCCTCACATGTCCTTTGCTGTAGGTTTCGTTAGTTCTTTTCCTACAGCACATACAAATTTATATCTCCGGAGGGTGTAGCCACTCCTTAGACTTCACCCTCATTATCGGCATGTAGCTCAGTGGTAGAGCAGTCGGCTATTAGCTGATTTGTCGTGGGTTCGAATCCTACACACTGCGCTAACTTACGACAGGGGTGAACCTTGCCGTAAGCGGTAGAAAGTCCGCATGAAACTGTACAATGTAGCGCAAAAGCAGTTTCAATATAACAGTCACGCTACGGCTGTTATATTTTGCCGATATGGGATAAAGGTATTCCAGTAGCTTGCTAAGCTATCCAACAGAAATGTTGTTCGTGTTCGATTCACGATGTCGGCGCTCTCGCGTGTAAACTGAAAAGAGAAATAAGTTGTTGGTTATCTATATTTCTTAAAACCATCTACATGCGAGTTGATGTGTGGCGGAATGGGTAAACGCTATAAACGAAGTAGGTACTGTACCAAACAGAGTTCATGTGAAAGCGAAGCATGAATAGTCCTTAAAGGTTTCTGAATCAGTATTATGTGTGGTTCAAATCCACACCACATCAATCATATGTTGGTTTAGTACGAGCGGTTATATCTTGAATAGCGGTTGCGTAATGCTGGCTGGTCCGCAATAGAGCGGTTTCGGAAAATAAAATAAAACACACAAAAACAAGTTGCCAGTAGGTACGCGCGACCGAAAGCAATGGGGTGAGACACTTCAAAATTCTGTAATGTGTTTTGGGAAACCTTTTGATGGAGTGCATCTTGCCTTTTCGGATAGTAGTTCAGTTGGGAGAACAACCACTGCAATAGCAGTAATTGAGGGAGTCACAGGTTCGAGTCCTGTGTACGGCGCTTATCTTTGGATAACTTTTAATCACCAGAACTGCAAATATGGGTTATAAGGTCGTCTGTATGGATAGTAGTTGTATTATCGGAAACAGAAAACTCTTTGCAAAATAGAATTTGCAGATTTGAAATGCATTGGCATGGTTTGGTCTGACGGAGTTCGACTCTCCGTGCAACTATTTACAACAAACTAGGTTAGCTACCGAAAAGCACTTCCGCTGTGCCTGTTTGTTGTTTTTACCAATCAAGCGGAGTATGTATCACAGGCATACATAAATAATATCAAGCGGAGGTATTCGATTATGGCAACAATTAGAGTGCATAAAACAAAAAATTACACAGTTATGAGTAATACTCATTTAAGGGATAAGAGCTTGAGTCTGAAAGCAAAAGGACTATTGTCTGTAATGCTTTCATTGCCCGATAATTGGGATTATTCAATAGCTGGGTTAGTTGCAATATGCAAAGAGAATGAAACAGCCGTTAAATCGGCTTTAAACGAATTAAAAGATAATAATTATGTTGTGGTTACCAAAGAAAACCCAACAAAAAGCAATGGTGGAAGAATAAAGTACACTTACGAAGTTTACGAAGAACCATATAAACAGAAAATAGAAAAACAAGATACAGAAAATCTAGGGGTTGAATGTCAACAGGTAGAAATCCACGGACAATTAAGTACTAATAGATTAAGTACTGATGAATTAAATACTAATAAACAAAGTACTGAAAGATTAAATACTGATAAGGTACATACATCAACTAACATTGATGGAGAGGTACATACATCTGTTTCCGAGAAACAGACGGCAAGAGTCACCCGACAGGATATGCAAGCAAAGAAAGATGATATGCTCTATAGATTCTCTGAAATCTGTGACAACAGTATTGAAAACGAGACAATCAGAAGAACGGTTAAAAGCTCATTTCACAGGTACATGTGCCTGTACGAAAATTATTTTTGCAAGGTTCACCCAATCTTGACTGATAAGACTCTGACTAATGTATGTCTGTCGCTTTCTAATGTGACCGATACGGAGCATAATCACTTTGAGTGGACAGATGTTTACCTAGCAGACGAAACAGGGCTTACTGGGCTTGATAGAATGGTTAACGAGCATTTCAGACGAACACATAGAAGAGAGACTAACTACTCAATAACGCATTTTGCTAAAAGCGACTATCTGCTACAGTTGGCGCAAGGCATTATAGAGTACTAAACGGAGGTATAGATATGGCAAAGGGAGTTAAGACACGAAATATCGACTCATTCCGAGAGGGATTGATGGAATACGCATATGGCAGATGTTCACAGGCACAAGCTGCAAAGATTGCCGGCATGAGTGTGCCAACATTTAGGAAGTACGCAAATATGCATTTTTTAGGCATTCCGTTTCCTGACACACTGTTTAAGGCAAAGGAAGGGTGAGAAGCATGTGTGAATTTTGCGAAAAGAAATTTAATGAACATAATTTAGCGTTTGAGGCAAAAGAACTGTCTGAAAGAAAAGAAAGCAAATACAATGAGGGCTACTATACCGGAATACAGGCATATGTTGACATTGAGGACAGCACACTAAATATATTTGCTTGCCTTGACAACAAGAATATAAAGCCTTTAGGCATGACTAAATCTGTAAAGATTAATTACTGTCCTATGTGTGGTGAAAAATTGAGAGAGGACTAAGTATGTGTGAGTTTTGTTGCAAAATAGGAAAATTGGAAAAAATCAAGCAAGGAGCTTTTAGAGGCGGATATTATCCCGAAAAAAATGAAACACAAATTGTTGAATTTGAAAATGCATTTCATTTATTTTTCGGATGTAGTGACCCCTTTATGTCTGGAATTGAAATCGAAGATATAAAATTTTGCCCTATCTGCGGCAGAAAGTTGGTGTAGTAATGGCGGAACCTTTAAGTAAATTAACAGAAAAATGTAAAAGTTGTCCTAAATCTGAAAAATGTGACCATAAAAGAATGGAGTTATGCGCTTTAGCAGATTTGCCACCACAAAATCTTGCAAGTGCTACACAAGGTATTTTGATAGACAATATGTCGCCTATATTGAGGGAAGAAATAAAAAGTCCTTTAAGTCCATTTAGGTACAAAGACGAATTAGAAAAAGCACTAGATGATTTTCATTTTGGAAATATGTTTATGTATGGTGCTTAGAAAGTTGGTGAAAGAATGATATCGTACAAAATAGCATTGTTTATTTACTATCTCTTATCATTATGGCTCATAAAGAAATCCAAAAATATTAGAGAAGTCGCAGAAACGGGGTTTTTAAGTATTATATTTCTTTTGACAATGATTGTAGCGAACATTTAAGCATATAGAATAGGCGGTGGAAGAATGAAACATCAAAAAGAATGGCACACTTGTGACAGGTGTGGAAAAGAAATAAAAGTAGGACTGTTGGGTGTGAACTCAATCACGAGAAACGGCGTATTGAATACAACCTACGACTTATGCAATGAGTGCATGGAAGATTTTGAGGAGTTTATGAGAAATGATAGTTAATATGGGAACCCAAACCTATGAAATGAGCCACAAGCAGGCAAAAGCTATACTTGGAACGGCTAAGAAACTTGCAAATTGCAACATATACGGCGTTGAAAAAGATAATGTGCTGATTATGCTGAATGAAAAGTATGAGGACGATATGAGCCTTAAAAAAGCCGTAGAGGAGTATAAGAAGAAAGGGTTCAAGGTGCATTGGAAATGAAGAAAACACGTTCAAAAATCATAATCAAAACAAGAGCTGGCGGTTACACAAAGATTTATGCCAATGGAAAATGGCAGAAGAAAGTACGCGTAATTGATTATCATGCAGAATGCAGTAACAAAGATGGTATAAAGGTTACTTGCGAATTTGATAGATTGAAAACTGATAAAAATAGTTCGGTTATCTACGATGAAGCTAAAAAAGATTTTGCAAAAGAACATATAGTTGCAAGGATTTGAGGGAGCGTTTGAGTAATGAGCATGGCAGAAGTAATTAAATCAATAGAGCGTGAAGCGCTTAGAGAAGCACAATCGCACGAAATAGGCGGTAGAAATGGCGAGTCTATAGATTGTTCCACTTTAGAGGATGAACCTGTTATTGAGGCAGATAACGAGGCAGACAGGCAAGCGTTGAGAGATTGTTTTAAGGAGTAAATAGAAATGAAAATGCAAATAATAGCAATGTTTGCGATAGCAGGAGCCACATTTTTATTCTTGGGTGTATATTTTCTAATTGACCATATCATAACAGGAAAAAGGCTCAAAATAAATCAAAAGGCTTGGGATGAATACAGTGCAAATATGGATTTTAATAGAAAACTTAATGAGTATTTGCCTTGGTGTAGAGAACAAAAGATAAAAAACGGATGGAAATTTTATTATTTCCCTAGAATGTAAATACAATTACCGGCTAACAAATAGAGTTAGTCGCTACCCTTAGAAAGGCAAAGGTTGATAAAACATAGAAAAGGAGATTGAGAGCATGAAGAAGTTATTTGTAAGCGTGCCAATGAAAGGCAGAACAGAGAAAGAAATCAAAGCAAGTATTCAGAAGATGAAAAAGATTGCTGAGATATACGAGGGCGAGGAATTAGAGCTTATCGACAGCTACATTGAGGATAATCCACCTAAAGACAACAAAGAAGCTGTATGGTATCTAGGTGAAAGCCTTAAGAAGCTGGCACAGACTGATGTATTTATCGGAATTGATGAAGCATATGATTGGAATGGCTGCTATATTGAAAGAGATACAGCACAAAGATATGGTATTAAAGTGCATATAGTCCAAGTAAGGGGTGTAATTGATAATTACAATGCACTTTTACAGAAATTACATCCGGTTTGCAACGACCCAGTGCTAACATTTTAATAAAAATTTACCGGCTACAGATTGATTGTAGTCGCTACCCTAAAACAGTTATAGGCAGAGGTCTATAAGCACCTTTGCTTTTTAAAAGTGGAGGTGCTTTTCTTATGGCTAGTCAGAGCCTTATTTCCACAGTTGATAGTTACGAAAATTACATAGAGAAAAATGGAAAAGACGAGCAAGTAATTAATGCTTATGTAGACGCTTGCAGTGTAGCCATAAACGGCGAGAAAGATATTGAGTATGGACTACAACTCACTAAGAGGGCAAAAGAGCTTATAGAGGACTTCTGCACGGCTAAAACAGGTGGTACGATTTGGGATTTGGAAAAATACGCATTCGACCACAAGACTACATATGAGCTGATAAACAAAAAATATGAGGTTTTGCTACTTGAAGCTCAAAACAAAATAGTTGACAGCTATTTTCAGTACATAGAGAAAAAGCGTGAGCCTAAAGACCGATTTTATATGCCGCGTAGGAAACAACTAATCAAAATCGGACTTGTGGACGCATTACAAGGCATGATTGATGATAAATACGACATATTGTGCGTGAGCCTAGTGCCTGGAGCCGGAAAGCTGCTTGCTGATGATACACCTGTTTTAACTACACAAGGTTGGAAAAACCACGGAGATTTAAAAATCGGAGACTATGTATACGGCATAGACGGAAATCCAAAAAAAATATTACATGTTTTTCCAAAAGATACGGCAAACTGCTTGTTGACATTTTCCAATGGTGAAAAAATACAATGCCACGAAAACCATGAGTGGGTGGTATGGGATAGACACAGAAATAAACTCCGCACTATTGAAACTAAAGAATTATTTGAAAAAGACATAGATAGTGGAGAGAAAAACAAAAGAGGACACAGATATTACTATTTTTTGCCACACAGAGAACCTTTTAAGGGCAAAAAACGAGAATATGCTGTTGAACCATATGTTTTAGGAGTTTGGCTAGGAGACGGCACAGAAAAAAAGCCTACATTGACCATATGCAACACTGATTTAGAGATAGTGAATGAGGTAAAAAAGCATTATAAGCTGTCAACAGTTTATGAACAAGTAGGCTGTAAAGCGTATCATTTTTTGGGACTTAGAGAAAACCTTGAAAAATTAGGCATGTGCCATTCAAGAAAAGCATTAGGCAAACGAATACCACAAGAATATCTGAACGGCAGTTTAGAGCAAAGACTTGATTTGTTAGCCGGACTTATTGATACTGACGGAACTTGCAACAAAAAAGAAAAGAAATATTCTATTTCGACAACAAATGAAGAGCTAAAAGATGGAATTATTAGCCTAATATCTACGTTTGGTTGGAGATGCAATATTTCTAAAGCAGAGCCGAAAATCTCAAACAGTGGCATACGTGGCAAGAAAATTGTTTATAGAATTGGATTTTCACCTACATTTGAAATCCCATGCAGAGTTGAAAGAAAGCAATTAAAAGAATTTTCAAAGCAGCGTATGGTGTCTATTACAGAAGTCGCTCACATTGAAACTAAAAAGGGAAATTGCATACAAGTCGAGGACGGAATTTATTGTGTCGGAAAAACAATGATACCAACACATAACAGTACGATTGAGAAATTCTTTCACTCGGCAGTTGCCGGTTGGTTTCCAAAAGACTACAGTCTATTTTATTCACACAGTGGTGACATTACACGAATGTACTATGATGGAGTATACGACATTGTTACCAATGATGATGATTATGCGTGGCATGACATTTTTCCTAATCTATCAGTTACAAGCACGAACGCCAAAATGGAGCAATTCAATATTGGCAAATACAAACCTTTTCCGTCAGTACAATGTACTTCTGTTGGAAGTAAGAATGCCGGAAAAGTCCGTGCAAGTAAATTTTTGCTAGTTGATGATATGATAGGCGGAATTGAGGAAGCCTTAAATCCTACAATACTTGATAAGCTGTGGGATAAATATGCAGTAGACGCAAGACAACGTAAGACACAAGATACGGACGGAAAGCCGTGTAAAGAGATACATATTGCCACTCGTTGGAGCGTGCATGATGTTATCGGACGCATTCAAAATATGTATATTGGAAATCCGAGAGTCAAAACAATATCAGTACCCGATGTGGACCCGACAACAGGCGAAAGTAATTTTGATTATGAGTATGGTGGTTTTACGAAAGAGTTTTTTGCCGACCAACAATTACTCATGGACGAAATCTCTTACCGATGCCTGTATAAACAGGAATCTATCGAGCGTGAGGGCTTATTGTTTCCCGACTATAAAATCCGCAGATACTTCAATCTGCCACATGGTGAGCCGGAAATTATCACAGCTCAATGCGATACAAAAGGAAAAGGCACAGACTATTTTGTTATGCCAATACTTCAAAAATATGGCGAGGACTATTACTGTGTTGATTGCGTGTGCGATAATACGGCAGACTATGAAATGCAGTATGAAAATGCGTCAAACACATTAGTCAATAATCAAGTACAGGAATGCGAGTTTGAGCGTAATGCCGGCGGTGACAGAGTGGCTATGGAAGTCAATAAGCGAGTTGAAAAAAAAGGGTGGATATGCAACATCACTGATGTACCGACAGAGACAAATAAGGAAGCACGTATTTTTCAGTGTTCTAACTGGATTTTACAACATATTATTTTCAAAGACCAATCACTTTATAAGCCTAATGAGCCTTATGGAGTAATGGTGTCACTGCTGAAACGATATTCAGTAACAGGCAAAAAACAGCTTGATGATGTTCCTGATGTTTTTTCAAACTTTGCATTAAGAATGACGCAAGGCAGTAGAATAGCAAAGGTTGAAGCAGTACACAATCCGTTCAGAGGAGGGCTTTATTAATGACAAAGGAAGTTTTATCACAGTATTCAGATTTGCAAGAGGAAATCAAAGAGGTCAGAAAGAAAATTGCTAAATTGCAAGACGACCTTGAAAAGATAGAAAGCGGAGAAAGCGTGATTGATACTGTGTCGGGCGGTATGGGCGGCACACAGCACTTCAAAATCGAGGGTGTACCTTATCCTGAATACGGACGCAAGCGTACACTACTTTATTCAAGAATGACTACGTTACAGCTTTTACAAGATGATTTGCTTGAAAAGACAAACGATGTAGAGGAATTTATAGCAAGCCTTGATGATAGCAGAATGAGAAGAATAATTAATTTTAGATTTTTGGAAAATAAATCATGGCTACAGACAGCATATGCGCTTGGCGGTAAAGCCACGGCAGATAGCGTAAGAATGGAGTTTGAAAGATTTTTTAAGAAAATGTAAGTTTGTTCGTTCGGTTCGCTTAGAATGTGATAATGTGTAAGATGAAAAAAATGTAATTCGTTCATTGCGAAAATCTCTTTTAGAAATGGCACTCACAGATTGTGGGTGCTATTTTTAGTGAAACGAGGACAACATGAATAATCAGAATATTGTACCAACAGGAAAACGAAGTGTAATGTGCCCTCGTTGCGGAAAGCTATTAACGTGGGTGAATAAAAGCGACAAGAAACACCACAAAGTGATGTGTACGCACTGCCGTAAATGGATATGGTTTTGGGATGGCACACAAGAATTCCAGATAAAAGAGGTTCCACAGAGAACTTCTGCAAGTGGCATGAGGTTTTATTGATGTATAGATATGCTCATAAAAATGTAAGACCTTTTTCAGCCGTCTGCCAAAATAATTACGGCAGACAAGTTATTTTTACACGTAAAAGGCAAATCACAAAAAACAACATAATCGAAGAACTGAATAAAGCACTTGTGATTCACGAACAAAACGCTATTGAGATTGAGTATCTTGACAGATACTATCGTGGCGACCAACCGATTTTGTATCGACAGAAAGTGAACCGCCCGGAAATCAATAACAAGATTGCTGTAAATCTTGCGTATGAGCTTGTTGAACGCAAAACCGCAGAGATGTGTGCAGAACCAATCCAATATGTGCTACGTGGCACCGATAACCATAAGTCGGAAGAAATCACACAGCTTAACATTACAATGGATTCAGAGAGCAAACAAGAGTGCGACATAGACATACATCGTTGGAGAAGCATATGTGGTACCGGCTACAGATTCATCGGCAATGATGACGGACAAGGACAGTTGCTTGATGAAAGCGATTTTTACTTATCGTCTGAAAATCCAATGTATACGTTTGTAGCATACTACTCAAACGGACGTCCGGCATTCTCTTGCCAAATCGGAGAGGACGAGAACGGAGCAAATATTTATTATGTGTTCACCGATAATGAGTGGTTTGATATTCGCAACGACAAGATTTATGCAAGCGGGACAAACGGCAACAGAGCAATTCCGGTGATTGAATATCCAAACAATGCAAGACGATTATCTGATATTGAAATGACTATTGCAATTACAGACGCTATCAACGTGCTTACATCGGACAGAATTAATGGAGTCGAGCAGTTTGTTTCTGCATGGGTAAAATTTGTTAATTGCGAGATTGACATAGACACATTCAGAAAAATGCGACAAGAGGGAGCATTAGTCGTTAAATCTAACAATGGCTCAGATAATAAAGCTGATGTTGATGTAATGACGAGCGAGCTTAATCAGACAGAGGGTCAGGTGGTATTTACTGACCTCTTTGAAAGATTTTTAAGCATTCAAGGCCTTGCAAATCGTCAGGGTAACACAGGCGGTGACACCGGTTCTGCCGTAGAATTGAGAAACGGACATTACGATGCCGGACTTAGGACAGCTATTAACGAGCCTATCCTCAAGAAATCAGAGAGAATGACACTTAGGCTTATTCTTAACAGGCTGAGAATTAATAAAGGATTTACGCTTATGCCTAGCGATGTTGAGATACACATTAATCATAATAAGCTAGACAACATGCTTGTTAAGGCAGAGGTGCTTGAAATATTACTTAGGTGCGGTATCAATTACAAGAGAGCTGTCAAGACGATTGACATGTTTAGCGACCCTGAACAAGTCACTCTTGAAAGTGCTAAGCGTATGGAAATGTTATTCCCGGAAGAACAGCCGACAACAGTTACGCCTAACAATAATAACGATGATAAGAACAATGGAAAGACAGCCGATGAATAATTGGCTGTCAATTTATTTTGGAGCTTGATATGGCAGACGAAATCCACGCACTTAACAAAAATGAAATACAAGACATAGATTATGAAACATATTTTGGTGAGATGGATTTATCTGACGAGGAAAAGGAAGATAGAAAAAAGCTTGCCGAAAAGTTTGAAAAAATCTTTGTTATGCTATTTGCCTTGTTATCCGGCAAGGAAGAAACAGAGATAACCACTATCACTAAAGAATTTATTATCAGATATGAGAGCATTGCCACGCAGTATTGTAAGGCAAAGAAAACACCCTCATATATTACGGATTATGCCCGGTACATTGTGAATGAGGTAGTTGACGCTACCACACAAAATACCGAAGTAGAGTATTTTACTTCACAGAAAAGAGCAAAAAATGTAGCTGCGAATGAAGCTAATACAGTTGGCAATTACAGACTACAAACTGAAATGGTAAAACAGGGCTACAAAACAAAAGAGTGGCGCTCAAAAGAAGATTCACATGTCAGACCTACACATGCAGAAGTTGATAGAAAGAGAATTGATATTTTTGAGCCGTTTGAGGTTGGAAATTCACTGATGATGTTTCCCAAAGACCATTCTTTAGGGGCGCAGGTAAAAGAAATAGCAGGGTGCAGATGCAGTCTTAAATATTACAAATAATGAGCAACTTGTAAGGAAACTTATAGGTTGCTTTTTATTATACAAAATTTGCAGTTGTGCGTTAAACAACAGAAAAACTCGGCGGGAGCGACCCGCGATAACAAAAGCGTGAGTTACGGAGGTAATTGAAATGACAAGAAATGATGTTTTGAAGCTTTTTCCGGACGCAACGGATGAGCAGATAACAAATCTGCTTAACAAGAGCGGTGAGGAAATGGCAAGAGAGAAAGAGAAAACCAATCAGTACAAGGCTAAAGCTGACAAAGCTGACGAGCTACAGACACAGCTTGATGAGCTACAGAATGGCAACATGACGGAGCTTGAAAAGGCAAATAAAGCCTTAGAGACAGCCAATCAGCAGATAGCCAAGCTACAGAAAGATAATGCTGTCAGAGATTTACGAGAGAGTGCAATGTCTGATTTTGGAATTACTGCAGAACAAGCAAAGGCAGTAGTAAAAGAGGATGGCTCTTTTGACACGGCAGTTCTTGGAAAAATTATTTCCGACATGAAAGCCAATGCGATAGCAGAGTATGAGAAAAATGCTCTCAACAATACTCCGAATCCAAGCAATGGCGGTAACAATAATGAACCCGACTCAAAGCCAGCAGATGTAGCAAATGCAGAACAAATCTCATTCGGTACAGTTGCAAACGCTGAAAGTCAAAACAGCTATGTAATTTAAAACAGGAGGTAGAACGATGGGAAAGCCAATCGTAAGAGACTTTACACAGGGTAAAGGAATTTTAAAATTTTTCCCTTATGAGGGTGCAGCGTGCCTTGTACCACAGACTATGGTAACAAGCGCAGACACAAACGGAATGAAGATTGTACCGGCCGGTACACCATTCCCAAGCAATGACGCAGAGTGCAAGGGCTATCTGTTACACGATGTGGATGTAACAATGGGTGACGCACCTGGAACATATGTATATCAGGGAACTATTGATTGGGAGAAAGTTAAGTCACTTTCAATCGCAGATGAAGCTAGAACTGCAACACCTAGAGTTACTTTCTATGGCGCGCCAAAGATTGTAGCAAGTCAGGTTTAAAAGGAGGTAGAAGAACATGGCATTACCATTAGCAGAAGCATTTACAGCGAGAAGCCTCGGTGTAATGTGGGATAACTACAAAAAGACATTAGGAACTGCCCCTTATCTTGGCAGACAGAAATTTGGAACACGTAAACAGGACTCACTCGACCTTAGATTTATCAAGGGCAAGAACGGACTGCCTGTATCGCTCAAAGCTTCAAACTTTGATGCGCAGGCAGAGTTAAGAGATGTTGGAGGCTTCTCTGACATTCAGAACTCAATGCCATTCTATCGTGAGGGATATATGGTAACAGAGAAAGAGGAACAGGAGTATGACAATTACAGAACTTCTGAAAACTCTAGCCTTGCCAATAACGTATTACGTGAAATCTCAAAGAAACCAATGATGTTAATTGAGGGTGCATTAGTTGTACCGGAGAGACAGATTTGGCAGTTACTCGCACCTACAGATGGTGTACCAAAAGTAAAGGTTGTACTTGGCGATAAGAACTATGTTGTTGATTACACAGCCGACAATGGTGCAGAGCATAAGGAAAAGCACTTTAAGTCAATTACCGGCACAAGTGCATGGGATAAGCCTACCACATGTGCACCACTTGACGACCTTATTACAGCTCGTAGAGACTTTGCAAAGGCTACAGGCTACTCGCTTACACGGTTCACAATGAATACAGAGACTTGGGAAATGGTACTTAAGGCAGAGGATACAAAGAAACAGGTACTCGGTATCACAGCTTACAATGGCGGTATCAGATTACAGCAAGGACAGGTTACTGAATACCTTAGAGGATATGGTATCGAGATTGAGGTATACGATAAGCTCTATGTTGACGAGACAGGACAGACACAGTACTTTGTACCAACAGGCATTGTATCTGCGCAGTCTGCCGGAGTATTCCTTGGCGATTACACATTCGGTAAGACACCGGAGGAAAGAAGCGGAAGTATCACAGACGGAAACCTCTCACTTGTTGAGACAGGTGTATCTGTATACACATATGCTACAAATCATCCTATCAATACTCACTGTATCGTATCTATGATTGGATTACCTACATTCGAGGGTATGGATAGCGTTATGGTTCTCAAAGTTAAGGAGGATTAAGGCTTATGATAGCAACGCACTCTATAAAGCATGATGGAGTGTGGTATAAAGTCGGAGACGAGGTACCGGAAAGCAATAGCAATTCGGTACCTTCTGATTTTATGAACCCACCTGAAACACCATACACAAAGACAGAAATTAACAGAATGTCAACAGCCGACCTAAAGAAGCTTGCGAGCGAAAATGGTATTGAAAATGCCACAGAAATAAACGGCGGTGACTTAAAGAAAATGTTAATTGAAAAGTTTGGATTATAAGGAGCTTGGCATGGAATACACCACATTAGAGCAAGTCAAAATCAGACTTAAACAATTTCATATTGATACAGTCACAAACGATGATGATACAACATCTGATGTGGTTGTATTCGATAAAAAGGAAGATAACCCACTCATTGAACAGCTCATCAAGCAAGCCACGGAAGATGTAAAAGCAAAAAGGTGTTATCCGGACACTTTCACTGATGATGATATAACTGCCGACTTAAAGCAGTTTGAAAATGTTGTTATCAATCTTGCTGTCTACGACCATTCACAAGCCGGGGAGAACTACATGAGCGCATTGAGTGAGGGCGGAGTGAGCCGTACATGGAAAGACAGAGATAAACTGTTTGTCGGAGTTTTCCCTTTTGTCAAAGTGCTATAGCAAAAGAAGATTGAGCGTTATCATTTTACTGATGTCGGTAAAGTGGTAGCAGGCGGTACACATTAAGTGGTGGTGGGCGGTGTGCCAATTACCAAAGATGAAAGGCTGTAAGATGAAAACTTTAATCTATCAGACATACATTATTGCCTTGCCAATTGTTCTGACGGCACTTTTGGGCTATATTGTTTGGCTTTTACAAGAACAGAAAAAGCAAAAAGCAATAGACACAAAAGAAAGAAATGAGCGCATTGAAGAGGAAAAGAAGCTACGACAAGCAAACGGAAAAGGTACAATGTTACTTTTACGAGTACAGCTTATCGAATACCACGATAAGTACATGAAGCTTGGCGAAATACCCTCATATGCGTATCAGAATTTTTGCGAGATGTATGACGCATACCACGCACTCGGTGGTAATGGCATGGTAACGAAAATGAAAAATGAGATTGAGGAAATCCATTTAGGTAAAGGAGGAAAAAACTGATGGACTTTACGCAAGTACCTACAGTAGTTGCTATTATGGTAATTACTTATTTAATCGGATATGCTTCAAAGCAGATACCACAGGTGAAAGATAATATTATTCCTATTATCGTAGGTGTAGCCGGTGGAGTACTCGGTATTGTTGGAATGTTTGTAATTCCCGGTTATCCGGCAAACAACATTCTTGATGCAATAGCAATTGGCATTGTGTCGGGCATGGCAAGTACCGGTGTTAATCAGATTTACAAGCAGATAAAGAAAAATGCTTGACATTAATAAACAAGCCATGAAATACGCGGTTCAAGGTCAAACAGTCACAGTCTACGAAAAAGACGAGGACGGAAATCTAAAGTTTTACGAAACAGAGGACGGAGAGAAAATATATTACACCCATGAAGAAACAGGCTTTTCGGAACCGATTGATTTTCGAGCGAATATATCTTTTGACGGAGGAGAAGCGCAGAACAAGGAATATGGCTTTAATACGGCTGATTTTGATGCTGTTTTGCTGACAGACAGAGGAGAATACCCTTTTAAAAAAGGTGACGTTATTTGGCTCGATAGCGAGCCTGCAAAAGGCGAAAACGGATTAGTTGATTCAACTTCCGCAGACTTTACAATAGTGGGAGTAAAACCCTCTCTCTACTCAGTTAAATACATGCTCAAAGCAGTTGTGAAAGAAGTGTAATTATGAAGATTGACGTTTCTCTGACAGAAAAATCTATACAAGATGCGATAGACAAGCTTGAAAGATACAAAGACCGCTTACAAGACAAGTGCATAGCGTTTGTCGGAGAGCTTGCTAGTAATGGTATAGCTGTAGCGCAAGCGAATACAGGCAATTTCGGACACTATATTACATTTAGTTACGAAATTAAAGACACAACAGACGGCTGTACAGCTATTATTCTTGCGACAGAAACAGGGCAGATACAAAGTACATGGCAGACGGCAGATGGACTTAAAACAGTTGATGTATCGCCTTTGCTTATGGCTGAATACGGCTCAGGCTGGAAAGCTAAACCACATTTCAATGACGCAAGGGGCGGTCAGGGCACTTTCCCGGGACAGACACACGCATTCGATAGTGAGGGTTGGTATTGGAGAGACGAAAGCGGAGAATTACACCATTCATACGGCATTACACCTACAATGCCGATGTATCACGCATTTGTAGAAATGGAAAATGAAATCATGAAAACGGCACGGAAAAATTTTAGTTGAGGTGATAAAGTGGCGAGTCAAAATCAATGGGTCTACGACCTTGAAAACCTCACATACGCAATTGTAAAAACCCGATGTGAGAAAAAATTGAAAACTAAATATCCCAAGCTAAAATTCACGCAAGAGGAACAGTCGGACAGTGCAACGGCTAGTTTCCCGACAGTGCTAGTTCAAGCACTCGAACCTATTGAACAGAATGAGGATTTAGAGGGCAGAAGAACAAATACAGTGTTATTTACGGCACAAGTAACTGTTACAACGAATAAAAGCCGTTCAGAAGCTTTGAATGTGGCACAGACAGTGGCTGATGAATACAAAGCTATGTCATTCGCATTGAAACCGGCTCCATTCGCTAGAAAAAACGGCAAATTATGGACAGCAACATTACGTGCTAGGCGGTCATTCGACTGGAACGATAGATTATAAGAGCCTTTTGGCTCTTATTTTTTTATGAAAAATTAGGAGGTAATACAAATGGCAACAGGTTTAAAAAGTAGAATTGCTTACAAGACACCAACCGCATCCGCCACAAGTGGCGATTACTGGGCTGGAACTTACAAGCTCTTACTTAGAGCAAAATCAATTCCCTCACCATTCGGCTCACAGAACATGGTAGATACTTCAACTCTTGAGGATTTAGTAGAGACACAGGAAATGGGCAGACGTTCAGCCGGTTCTATGGAAGTTGAGGGAGCTTTTGAGAAGAAGTACAAAGACGAGATGGTAACCAATGAGGGTAAGAAACTTGACTTTATCATTCTCTATGGTACAGACGGAAAAGGTTCAGAAGGTATCTGTGCTTTTATCGGTCAGGAGTCATTCGCTCCAGGTGAGGCTTCTGATGACCACTTAACAGGAACTGCGACTGTATCAGTTCAGACAGTGCCTAAGTGGATTGAGGATAACTACGATGTTGCGGTAACAGAAGATGACCAAGGTTATCCAACAGCAATCACACTCACAAAAAAATCATGAGCCAATCGAAAAAAGCCGTAGCGGTTGGCTATGATGATAGCACGGCTGACAGCGAACTTGAAGATACAATATAGTAAGGTAATCGAGGCAGTGTTAAAACTGCCTCTTTCCCTATATAAATTAGGGAGAAAGGGAAAGATAAAATGAAAATTAAATTAAACGGAAAAGAGTATACAGTTAAATTCGGATATGCACCGGTATATAAGAATAAAATTATCCCAAGGCTCGTAGGAATGGAGCAAAAGGGCGAGGGACTTGAAGTCATTGACAACATGCTTGGATTTTTACCGGAGTTTTTGCTCGTGGGCTTGCAAAAGTTTCACGCTGACGAATTTGGCTTTGATTTTGACGATAAAGAAGCAAAAGAGAAGCAATTAGCGAAGATGTATGATTTGCTTGACGATTATCTCGACCCAGAGAATGAAGAGGGTGGAGATATAATGTCGCTCTACAACGATTTGTCGGCTGAAATGGAGAAAAACAGTTTTTTATCAAAGATGCTGGCGAAAGAGGTACAGACAGCCAAGAAGAAACCAATCAAGAAGTAAAAGAGCTTACATGGGAAGTATATTGTAACGAAATCCGCCCATATTGGCTCTTGGTAACTAAAGGTTATGGATTTAGCGTTGAGGACATAGATATGTCTTGTCCGGCTGATTTAGAGCCTTATTCAAAGGCTTATATGCTTGAGCAAAAAGAAGCCGACTCCAACATGTGGGCTTGGTGGGGCACATACGGACTAAGCGCAACTCTTACAGCAATTGACAGAGCTTTGAATGGCAACAAAGCAAGAGCAAAATACATTGAGAAATCATTAAATGAGCAATACTCAGAAGATAACGAGCCTAAATACAAGGAGTCTAATGAGGAAATTGCCGTTTATGAGATGAAGCAACGAATTAACGCATTAAGACAGTCGGGATTACCTGAAAGTCCTGACTAATGAGGTGAAAATATGGCATATAAAGGAATTGACGTATCGTCATATCAAGGAAATATTGATTGGAGTAAGGTTAAGTGGGCTGGAGTGCAATTTGCAATCCTTAAAATAATTCGCAAAGACCTTAATCCGGATAAAACCTTCGAACAAAATTGGAAAGGCTGTACCGATGTAGGAATGCCGATACAAGGTGTTTATAACTACTCATACGCTACAACAGTAGACAAGGCAAAGACAGACGCAAATAAGGTCATTCAGACGCTTAACGGAAGAAAAACCTTTGTTTGGTTAGATGTTGAGGATAAGTGCCAGCAAGGGCTCGGACAGACGCTTATTGATATTATCAACACATATCAGAGTGTTATCAAGAGTGCCGGGCTTAACTTTGGTGTATATACCGGACTTAGCTTTTATAATCAGTATATTGCGCCATACGCAAATCAGATTAATTGTCCGTTTTGGATAGCACGTTATCCGTCAACTAAAGGAATGTCTATTGGTGATGAGCCTAATAGTGCAAAGAAGCCTGTTATTCAACATTCTCTGTATGGCTGGCAGTATTCAAGCGCATTTACTTGTAGCGGTCTGAGTAACAGCACTGACGCTAACTTACTCTATATTGAGCTTGATAAGGGCGATGGAATAGAGAATAATCCGGCACCAATAGCAACTCCGGTAAAGAATAACGCTTGGAAAGGCAACGAGGAATATTACCTCAATAATGATGATGTAAGAAAATGGCAACATGCCATGAACATCGGATTTGACACAGATGAGCTTAAGGAAGATGGCAAGTTTGGAGCTAATTCACAGAGATTCGCCAAAAATCACAATCTGTGGAGCGGTCAGAAGCATAACTGCCCGACAGCCATTAAGTGGTTAAGAAAAACTCTGCATGACAAGTATCATTTTTATAAACTCGATACTGATTACGGCAAGTGGAGCGACTACCTCACTAAATGTGTCATGGTATTTCAAAAGAATAGATGTCTTGAGCAAGACGGCTATGTTGGATTGATTACAACATACTATCTGCTCAAAGACTAAATACATGAGAGCTACTTTAGGGTAGCTCTTTTTTATTACAGGGAGGTGAGAAAATGGCAGAGAGCATTGAGCTTCAAATCAAGTCGGATGCGCAACAAGCAAATAGAGCCATAGGTAACTTACAAGGCAAACTGCAAGAACTTGGAACTACTCTCAATTCCCTCAATGGTGCAAGCATAAGCAATTTTGCGAGCGGAATGTCACAACTTGCAACATCACTTAGAAGTGTGAGCAGTATTGATACACGTACCTTTAGCAAGATTGCAACAAACATGGAAAAGCTTGGCAACCTTGATACTGCAAGACTTGTCAGCTCGGCAAGTGCCTTAAAGAGCATGGCAACAGAATTGTCGGGCTTTGCGAGTATCTCAAAGCAATCAGCAGAGATTACACAGCTAACAGCTTCAATTTCAAAGCTTGGCTCAAAATCAGCCGGCTATGCTGCAGATAACATAAAGAACCTTGGCAGTGCCTTGAAAGAGGTAATGACAACATTATCTAGCGCACCGAGAGTCAGCAATAACATAATTCAAATGACTAATGCACTTGCTAATCTGTCGCAGCAAGGCTCAAAAGTCGGTTCGGCTAGTAGGTCACTTGTAACAGGATTTTCAAACACAACTAAGTCGATTAAGAGTACAAGAAGCGGATTTAGGGGCTTGGCTTCAACTATCGGTAAGTTTTACGCAACTTATTGGTTGGTTATGCGAGCTGTCGGAAAAATAGGCGGTGCAGTTGATTTAGCAAGCCAATTAACAGAGGTTCAAAACGTAGTAGATACCACGTTTGGCGACATGGCAAGCAAAGTTGATGATTTTACAAAAACATCAATTCAAGATTATGGAATATCAGAACTGACAGTTAAGCAAATATCAAGCCGTTTCCAAGCACTCGGTACTTCTGTAGGCATTACATCACAGCAAGTGGCGAATGGTACGGCAGTGACGAATAAAGCTCTTATGAGCCAAAATAACACGCTATACAAGACTACAGACAGTATGGCTGATATGTCGCTTAATCTTACGAGACTAGCGGGGGATATGGCTTCATTTTACGATGTAGACCAAGCTGATGTTGCAAAGAGCTTACAATCCATTTTTTCGGGAACAATTGCACCATTAAGGAGATACGGACTTGATTTAACACAAGCCACTCTTTCAGAGTGGGCTATGAAAAACGGACTTGACGCAAACATCAAGTCAATGACGCAAGCTGAAAAGGTACTCTTAAGGTACAATTATGTCATGGCTAATACGCAAGCTGCGCAAGGTGATTTTGCTAAGACCGCCAACACTTGGGCTAACAGTGTAAGAGTCCTTAAGCAAGAGTTCCAAGCATGGGGCAGTATCATAGGTAGCGTAATAATCAATGCTTTAAAGCCATTTGTTCAAGCCTTAAGTAAAGTAATGCTCAAGGTTATCAGCTTTACAAGAACTGTAGCTGATGCACTCGGAGCAATCTTCGGATGGACTATCGAGATAAGCGGTCGCGGTGCCACGGCTGACGGCATGGAGGACATAGCTGACGGAGTGGGCGATATTGGCGATAATGCTGATAGTTCTAATAAGAAAGCCCAAAAACTGAAAAAGACACTGCTTAGTATAGATGAGATACACGCACTTGACGATAACAGCGATAGTGGCAGTGGTGGCGGTTCAGGCAGTGGTGGTTCAGGTGGTGGTGGAGCCGACAGTGGAGTTAATAGTTCACTGAAAAAGACCGATGGATTGCTCGAAAAATACAAATCATCAATCAAAGATTTATACTCACTCGGAAAGTACATCGGTGACGCTCTTGCGAGTGCTATGGAGAGCATTGATTGGCAGAAAATTTATCGGAAAGCTGACAATTTCGGAAAAGGGCTTGCAGATTTCCTCAATGGTTTAATCAGCCCAAGGCTCTTTTATGACCTAGGCGCAACAATAGCCGGTTCGCTAAACACAGCTTTACATTTTCTCAATTCATTCGGCACAACATTCGACTGGACTAATTTTGGCTTGTCGATTGCTAATGGCATTAATGGATTTTTTGAGAATTTTGATTTTGCTTTATTGGGGCAGACTATATCAGCATGGGCTAAAGGAATACTCACAACTCTAACAACAGCAGTAGAACGTACAAATTGGGCTGAAATCGGTACTCAAATTGGTACGTTTTTTGCCAATATTGATTGGATAGGAGTTTTCCAAGATGTTCACGAGCTTGTTAATGGACTTGCAGAGGGCATTATAACAGGGCTTGCAAATTGGTTTAAAGAAGACCCTTTGAGCGCAACAATTGTAGCCGGTTTTGCTCTTGCAAAATTAACAGGAATAGACGGAAAAGTTGGCGCACTATTATCGTCAAAACTATCAAGCGTTTCTGCAAAAGTCGGATTAGTCCTTGCAGCAGATGGTGTTTCACTGTTTTTTGACTCAAAAGGAACTGATGTTAATTCCATTGTTTCACCTTTAATGGCAGGACTTGGAGCTAAACTACTCGGTGCTTCATGGCAAATATCCATTTCTGTAGCTATAGTGCTCGCCGCCGCAAACATAGGCTTAGCAGTGGGAAATTGGATAGCCGGAACAGATGTCACTTGGGGGGATATTTTCAAAAACCTAAGTGATACAAGTTGGTGGACTGATTTATTGACATATATTTCGGGAGATTTGGCAAAGTTTGGCGGAAACCTTGTAACAGATGTAAATAACTGGCTAGTAGACTTCATAAACGGAATTATTACAAAGTTAAATAAATTACCTTTTGTAGAATTACCACTTATAAGTGAAAGCGCAAAGGTGACGAAAGATGATGTCAAAAGATACGGAGAAGAAGTAGACCAAGCTGTACAGGATATGCAGAATGGTGTCGGAAAAAGCGTAGGAAAAACGAACGAGCATATTTCGGGAGCCGGACGCAAACTTGACGAATACAGGAAAAAGACAAAAGACGATACAAGCGACATTAGTTCGTCTCACAAAACTGCAAGCGATAGTGTAAAAAACTCTCTAAGCGGTACAAATTCGGCAATAGACGGCACCAAAAATAAAATGGGAGAACTTGAAAGCAAGTCAAGTACAAGCACAACCAATTCAAAGGGTGTGTTTAACGGACTTGCAAACGCACTAGGACAAGCATTTAGCAATATAAACTCCGGCATAGACGGAACTAAAGGCAAAATGGGAGAGATGGAGAATAAGTCAAGTACAAGCTCGACAAATTCTCAAAGTGCTTTCTCAAGGCTTAAAAACGGACTTTTGGGATTCCTTGCCTCAATAAACAACTCTATTAATGGCAACAAGGCAAAAATGGGGGAAATGCAAGACAAGGCAAACTCGAGCACAAATGGCGCTAAAAGCTCATTTTCAGATTTTGCAGCTAAAGCCAGTAGGTCACTCGCAAACACAAACAATTCCATGAGTGGAACAGAAAGGAAGATGAATAATCTGCCTAGTGTTTGGCGAGGAATTAGTTTACCGAGCATAACGGCAAAAATTAAAATCCCTCACCTGTCAGTAAGTTGGGAAGATTTTGGAAAATTCAGTTTACCGAAAATATCTATTAGGTATTATCGCCAAGGCGGTTTCCCAAAGGGCGAGGATGGAATGTTTTTAGCAAACCATAATGAGATGATAGGTAAATTCTCAAACGGCAAAAACGTGGTAGCAAATAATCAACAGATTACAGAGGGAATTAAGCAGGCTGTCATGGAGGGCATGGCACAAGTAATGATGAACTCTAACACTGGTGGAAACTCTGCACCACCTATCATTGAAAACGTGTTCAAATGCGACAGTGAAACACTCTATCGCATGACACAGGTAGGCAAGGCAAAACACGGACAAAGATACATTGTAGCAAATGAATTTGGCTAAGACACTCACCCTTGCGTGGGTGTCTTTTTGCGAGGTAACAATATGGCAATGATGTTAGTAGACGGAGTAGAATTACCTACTCCATCAAGCTTTGAATGGGGCTTGATTGATGTGTCTGCAAGTGATAGTGGACGAACACAAGACGGCAAAATGCACAAGAATAGAATAGCGCAGAAACGGCAAATTAAATTGTCGTGGAATGGTACAGACAAGGCTAGGACAGCAAAGATACTTCAAATGGTAAATCCGGAATATATATCGGTAGCATATCCTGACGCTATGAGTGGCACTGACGAAACACGTACATTCTATGTAGGTGACAGAAGCGCGCCTATCAAGATATGGATTGTCAACAATAAGAGGTATGAGACATTGAGCTTTGGCCTCATAGAAGTATAAGGCGGTGATTTAATGCTTAACGTATCGGCTAAATGGCAAAGAGCAGTAATGCTCGATAATGATATAAATGTAAATTGCTTCGCTGACATAGTTACGGCAAGCGGTGAAAAAATCCCTATTAGTGATAGCGAGTTGTGGGCAAACGGCTTCGAGATTAATGACTCAACATCAAGCAATGGCACTTTCACAATCGGGGCTTTGATTGCCGGAAAACTGAAAATTAAGCTGAATAACATTTATGAAGATTACAGCAAGTATGATTTTGATAAGGCAAGTGTAACAGCATATGTTTCAAAAAGCTTTTCTGACGGCACAACCGAAAAACTAAAAATTGGTGAGTATAGAGTCAGCGAGACAAGCTATGACGGCTCGCTCATAACGCTTACTTGCCTTGACAATATTAATAATTTCAATCGTGAGTATGACAGCAATTTAAGCCACCCTACGACAGCGTATGAGGTAGTCAGAGACGCTTGTATTAAGTGTGATGTACCTTTTACTATGGCAAGATTTGATAACTCTGATTACGTGATTAACGAGATACCAAGCGATAATCAAAAACTCACATATGGACAGACAATAGCTTATATCTTGCAGTTGAGCGGATTATGGGGCAAGTGCGGTCACGATGGCGAATTACTTATCGGATGGTATGATATGAGTCAGTTTGACAGTAAAGGCTACGATGGTGGAACTTTTAGTACAAAAACTACACCATACTCTGACGGAGATGCACTGAATGGTGGAAATTTCACCGACTATTCAAGTGGAGATACTGCTGATGGTGGAACATTTACAGAAGCGAGAAACTATCACAACATCTACACGCAAAAAGACTTGAATGTTGCGACCGATGATGTTGTTATCACCGGGGTAAAGGTAACTGTAACCTCAAAAGAGGACAAGACAAAAGATGTTAATGCTCTTGCCGGAAAAGAGGGATATGTAGTCTCAATCTCTGATAATCCGTTTATTTCGGCAGAAAAGGCACAGACAGTTGCAAACTATATCTTCAAAAAAATCGGTGGTATGAGGTTCAGACCTCTTGACGCTACACTCTTGTCAAACCCACTGATTGAGAGTGGAGATGTGGCGCTTGTGACAGACCGCAAGCAGAATACCTATAGCTGTTTTATTTCCAACCGAACATTTACAGTTGGAAGCGGTACAAAAATTTCATGCGATGCTGAAAATGCTTCAAGAAATAGTGCTGATAAATTTAGCAATGAGACAAAGGCTATCGTACAGGCTAGGAAAGTTGCACAGGCACAACTAAGTGTATATGATAAGCAAATGCAATTGTTGACACAGCTAATGTCTCAATCGCTCGGACTTTTTAAGACTGAACAGGTGCAAGAGGATGGCTCAATTATTTACATTATGCACAATAAAGCCAACCTTAATTCGAGCAACATACAGTGGAAAATGACGGCTAATGGCATGGCTGTATCAAGTGACTATGGTAAAACGTGGAATGCCGGAGTTGATAAAGACGGAAACGCTATTTTCAATATTATGTCGGCTATCGGCATTAATTTTGACTGGGCGCATGGTGGTACACTCACTTTAGGCGGTGAGGATAACACAAACGGCAAGCAATATGTCAAAGACGCAAACGGAAAAATCCTGATTACGCTTGACAACAAGGGGATTACGCTTGCTGACGGAGTTAATATATCATGGAATAATATCTCTAATAAGCCGAGTATACCAAGCAAAACAAGCGATTTAACAAACGACAGTGGCTATCAAGATGCTGGCCAAGTTGGAGAAATAGCAAACAACGCAGTAAAAAGTACGAAAGATGAACTTGACGCTCTTAAAAAGAATATCGGCTATACACAAATAGGAAGTGATTATGTTGTATCGCCTAAGATAGTCGGTGCATATGGCGAATTTACAAAAGCATTTAATGTAGATGTCGTCAATCCGTCTACAGGGCTTAATCAAAGTTTTTGGGCGCAAGACGCGGAAACAGGAACAAAAATAAGTGGAAATTATAGTGGAAATAATGTTGACAATAATCTTACGGTAACCCCGGAGGGAGCAAACCTTTTTTCAAGCGTCGGTGGGCATTCAAGCGGAGTGGGCTGTGGTGGCGGCTTTGCAAGCATAAACGGTGAAACGGTTAATATAAGCGGAACTAATGTTGATATTACTGCAAACAATTTGACTCTTAATGGAGTTGAAACAGTTTTTGGCTCAAAAACATTTACCAATGAAAACGGCTGGTACTGGAGACAGTGGACAGATGGATATATAGAAATGTGGGGAAGTTTTCCCGCGACTGTCTCGTTTGGCTCTAAATATGGTAGTCTGTATTATACTTATGGAAGCGTATATATGCCAGACGGAATAAAAAGTATCTTACATACTACAGGTACTGTGTTTTGTAGCACCGGCGGGTTGTATTCTATTTTTTTTACAAGATGGAGCAGTAATGAGTTGCGGTTTTGTATAAACTCGGCTGCTGCAGAAACAAACAAACAATTGTATTTACAACTTCACGTTTTAGGCAAATGGAGATAATTGATGAAAGCGAGGCGTAATTTATGGCAATTCAAATGAGACGAGGGGCATACGCGGAGTTTGACCCCTCAAAAATGAAGGCTGGAGAATGGGCGGTATCGACCGACTCCGATACGAAAAAACAGCAGATATGGATGTGTTTCGCACCCGGAATAGTTAAGCGGATGGGAACTGTTGAGGATTTTGACGTTGAAATTCAAAGACTTATTCAGGGTTATCTTGATGGCATGGCAGAATCCGTGTCACAAGCTCAAAAATCAGCACAGACAGCGACAGAAAAAGCTACCTCGGCAAGCAATTCTGCTTCACAGGCTCAAAAATCAGCACAAACTGCTTCACAAAAAGCAAACGAGGTCGCACAAGTTTCGGGAAAGATTGACACGGCAGTGAGCCAAGCAAACGCAGCTACAAAGGCTGCAAATGAAGCTGCACAAAGAGCAGAACAACAAGCCGGACTTGTCGAGCAGAAAGCAAACGGAAGAGGCATTACTTTTTTCGTGACAAGTGCCGGCTTACTTAACGTGAGCAAGGAGGATTAAATATATGAGCGGAATAGACATTATATCAGACACAACAGGTCAAGCGATTGTTGAGAGTATTAAAGCCCTTGGTACAAAATTAAGTGAGGGAAGAGTTATTTATGGTGTTCACATTAATGGGGCGGATAGTAACCCGAAAACAAGAGTCAGATATTTAGCAGACGCAGTAGGCATGACTCCGGCGGCTATGAATTTCACGAGTGGAACTTTTGATTATGGCTCATGGGCGAATGCCTTTTTTATGCCAAAACCATGTATGCTTAAGACAAATGGACAGGTTGACTATTACCTCAACGAAAACGATTTAACTAAAAAGATAGACGGCAGTGCATCAGATATAGCAAACATTGATTATGATGGAAATGCCATGATGGAATGGGGCAATGGCACAGACATTATATGGTGGAAGATTAAGCCGGATAAAGGCAACCCAAACAGTGCAAGCCTTTATGTTGCTAACTACCAAGCTGATAAAGATTTTAAAAATCTGAATTTCATCGACATTAACGGCAATGAAAAATCTCATTTTTATACACCGATTTATAACGGCTCACTTGATAGCAATAACAAATTGCGCTCAATAAGCGGACAAACAGTTATTAAATCGAAAACAGCCAGTCAAGAAATGACATATGCAAGAGCTAATGGTACAGGCTATGAAATCGAGCAGTACGTTGACAGACTCTTGATTAATATTTTGCTTATCATTATGGGAAAATCTACCGATACGCAAGATGTATTCGGGCGAGGCATGAGTGAAAATGCCAGTGATAAAAACTTATTGCTTAAGACCGGCACAATGAATGACAAAGGCTTATTTTGGGGCGAGAATGCCGGAAAAACCGGAGTTAAAGTATTCGGAATGGAGAATTATTACGGCAATCAGTGGCGAAGAACAGTTGGACTTATCCTTGCTAATGGCATAGTGAAAATCAAGCTGTCTCCATCAACAAAGGATGGAAGCAAAGCAACTAACTATAACACTGATGGAACAGGATATATCGAGATACCTAATTCAACTCCTAGTGGTACAAGTGGCGGATATATCAAAGATATGTTATACACGGCATTAGGCATGTTTCCAACATCAATTACAGGCTCATCATCGACCTATTATCCTGATGGCTGTTGGTTTAATATTGCAATTATAGCCTTTGCTCTTTTCGGTGGCGTCCTGTCCGACGGCCGTCGTTGTGGCGCGTTCTACGTGTTCTTGAACTACGGGGCTGGTCACGCGTGGTGGGACGTCGGGGCTTCTCTTTCCTACAAATAACTTGCAACAGGGAAGAGGGAATTTCTGCCTAAGCAGAAAGGGAGAAACCGCGTTTCTCCTAAGAAAATTTGTAACTATAAACGTGTGTGGTTAATTTTATATAAGGGATTTAGTTTGCGCCTTTGCTCTTTTCGGTGGCGACCTGTACAACGGCCGTCATTGTGGCGCGTTCTACGTGAACTTGAACAACGAGGCTGGTAACGCGAGGTGGAACATCGGGGCTTCTGTACCTATCATTCATGGGATAAAATGAATGCAGACTAAATTCCGTACCCCTTGGTAAAAATTAACTCGATGCAAGCTACTGCTAGTAGTAGGAAATGGTCGAACGTGGTAGAGAGGATAGGAAGAGAATACGTATGAAAACATACAGAAATCTATATGCTGAATTTATTTCAGACGATAATATAAAACTTGCAATTCAAAACTTCTCTAAGGGTAAAAAGAGAAGAAATAAGGTTAGAAAAATTTTAGCAGACCTTGATACATACATACCCAAAATTAGAGAATATGCGATTAACTTCACACCTTTTGAACATAAGCCCAAAGAAATATATGACGGAATATCACGAAAGAAACGCAAGATAGTAATACCGACAGTTATGGAATCAATAGTACATCACATGATAGTAAACGTGCTTAAGCCCATGTTTAACAAGGGAATGTATGAGCATAGTTATGGCTCGGTTCCTAAGCGTGGCGGTACGTATGGCAAGAAGCACATATGCAAATGGATAAGGCAAGGCGGTAAGACCATTAAATACTGCTATAAGCTTGATGTGAAGCAATTCTATGCAAGTATTCCACAGGATAAATTAATTGAAAAGCTTAAATCCAAAATCAAAGATTTTAAATTCATGCAGATTGTTGAAAATGTCATACATTGTGTGCTGAATGGCTTACCACTTGGCTTTTATACCTCTGTATGGCTCGCCAACTGGTATTTGAGCGAACTTGACCATGAGATTAAATCGCTCGGTATTGAGTTGAAATATGCACGTTATGTTGATGATATGGCTATATTTTGTGCGAGCAAAAAGAAATTGCGCAACGTAAAAGCTGTGATTGATAATAGTCTTGCAGAACTAGGCTTGACAGTCAAGGGAAATTGGCAGATATTTCGCTTTCACTATTTATCCCAAAATCCATATGTCAGCAAGAATGGAAAGACAGCAACATATGGCAGACCGCTTGATTTTATGGGGTATAAATTCTATAGGAATAGAACTACCTTAAGAAAAACAATCCTTAAGAAAATAAGAGCTAAGGCAGTTAGAATATGGCGAAAAACAAAGGTTACAATATTTGACTCAAAACAAATGGTTTCCGCTCTTGCGTGGATTAAAAATTGCGATATGCACGATTATTACAGGGAGTACATCAAACCATTTATAGATTTTGGGAAACTAAAACACAAAATTTCAACAGTAGACAGAAAGGTAAGGTGTATTGAATATGACAGAATACAAGCTCGTAGAGAGTATGCAATCAGATAAACCACTTGACATTGACACAATATCTTCTCCGAATATCGTTTATCAGCGAAAAAATATTAAATCGGTTGAAGTGACAGGAAGTGAAGATGATTTTACTTACAAACCTAAGCACTGGGAGTACGAGGAGCGAGAGCTGACACAGGACGAATACTCGCAGTATCTTATTGCTATGGAACAGGCAAAAGAGATTAACGAACACTCTGACGAGGAAGCAATAGACAACTATACAAGGCAGTTAATGGACGAGGGGGTGCTTTAATATGAGAATATTAGTTGAAAGTCTTAAAAGATTATACGAGAGCGACAGAGTAACCAAGGAAGAACTGCTCGACAGGGTAGCAAGCGGTAAAATATCGCAAGAGGAATATGAGTACATTACTTCACAAAAAGTTGTATAGTCGGCATGTTTCGACAAAATAAAACACTTTAAAGTGCTACAGTAATGATGTTCTCAAACAAGAGAACTCTTCAAGTTTCGGTAGGGCGGTGGATTTTTCTGCCGTCCTTATTGACGTTTAAGAACAAATGTTCTATAATTGATGTATCGGAGGTAGTATTGTATGGAATATAAGGAAGAAATAAAGGAATTAATTGATAGCATTGAAAATGAAAAACTACTCGACTTTTTGCTAGGCTTCATAAAGTCAGCAATCAAGCGGTGGGGATAAAAAATAGAGGTAGGAAAAACCTACCTCTGCAAAAGGATTTATCTGAAACGATTGCCACAATTCAAACAGATAAACTCGTCAACGGCATATCCGCTTCTTGCCTTTTTCACAACCTTTTCTTTTTTATTAACAAGCGTAAAAGGTCGGAGCGGATTTAGATTAGCCGTGTACCTAGTTTTCGTCTTTTCAGGACGAGCACCATAAATTTGTTGACCGGCATACTGAAAATGTGTCGAGCCACAATACGGACAACACTTCTGTCCTTGTTCATTATACTTTGTATTCTTACTATTACTATTATCTATATCTACTAATTTTTCAAGCAAAACAAACAATCCCACAAGCATAATTACTAAAAGTATTACATACATAATAAATCCCCCTTATTTTAAATTTCTCAAAATCTGCATTATAGCTTTTTGACTATCTTCTGATAGCTTTGAGTATAAGCTTATGAGTTCGGTATATTCATCTTGTCGCTTTTCCACTTTGTCGGGCGCAGTCTCTTTGCCCGTAGTAAAATAATCGACAGTTGTGCCTAAAAAGTCCGCAATTTTCTGCATATTTTTAGTTTTTGGCTCACTCTTTCCTCTTTTCCAATCGGAGAGAGTCATGTTTGAAATGCCTGTAGCTCTTGCAACATCGGCATTTTTTAAGCCTTTTTCGTCTAGTAATTTCTGATAGTATTCGTACATAAAAAATCCCTCGTAAATTATTATGGAAAACTTTAAAATAATGCTTGACAATTAAAGAAAACCATAATATACTAGACCTAGATTAAGGAAAGCCTTAAAACCTAGGTTTTAATTTTGTTATTTTGTTATCTTGGTAAGTTTCATTATAACGGATTTCCTTAATAAAATCAATGTATTTTTAAGGAAAGGAGCGTAAAAAATGAATAATTCTAAGAAATATGCTCAATCATATTCGAGATTTGAGCAAATTTTGAAGAAAAAGGGTATCACATCATACCGAGTAGCAACAGACTTGAACTTTTCACCCATGTTACTTTCAGATTGGAAGAGAGATAAAAGCAAGCCAAAATTAGACACCATGATTAAAATTGCAAGCTATCTTGATGAGCCGGTTGAAAGTTTTGTGGATTAGAAAGAAAGGAGCAAAAATGAAAAAACCATCTGTTTCAGATGTAGCATTAGTGCTTTCAATATTTGTTTTGCTGTTTCAGATTTTTTGCCATTTTATTTTGCCAAAGCTTTGACAAAATCAATTATTTCTGAATGATGTGCAGCAAATTCCATTAAAGCACAGATGACAGAAACAACCACAGAAAGGAAGTTAATTAAATGAGTAAAGAGAGATACACAATAACAGACAAGGACGGAAAAAGTGTAATTGCTGAAAAAGAGGATTCTCGATATATCAGCATTGATGAATTCGCACAGCATATCGCCATGGATATTGTTGATGATTACAGAGAAATCAAAAATGGCGATAAGCACCCGGAAGAAACCGACATTGAACTGTCGATTAAAGTACTTACCGCCATTTCCCCAGTGATTAAAGCTTTTAGAAGTAATTTAGGGTACGGAATGGATTGTTAGCTGGTTCGACTTTTGCTAATTGTGGTTTTTCATTAGGCAATGTTTTGATAATTTCATCACAGTATTGGTCGTACAGTTTTTTGAAATCACTATATGAGCCGTTAAAACCACAAATTTTAGCAGTAGCATAAGCTGACACACATTGTTCAGTAGTCATATTTACACCTCTTTTCTTATTTAGAATAAGAGGATTATACCACAGAAAGGAGAAAACATGAACGATTTACAAATTTTCAACAATGAAGAGTTCGGAGAAGTCCGAATGATAGAAATTGACGGAAAGCCATATTTTGTAGCAACAGATGTGGCAACCGCACTTGGGTATGCGTCACCGAGAGATGCAGTTTCTAGGCATTGCAAGGGAGTCGTGAAACGCGACACCCCTACATCTAGTGGAGTGCAGTCTATGTCATACATAAATGAGGGAGATTTATACCGACTTATTATGAAATCAAAATTGCCTAGTGCAGAGAGATTTGAGCGGTGGGTAATGGATGAGGTACTTCCGTCAATCAGAAAAACAGGCAGTTATGGTATGCCAAAGACAACAGGCGGTCAGATACAGCTTTTGGCGCAGGGCTATACAGAATTAGAGCAGAAAGTAAACGACATCAAAGATGATGTGAGCGAGCTTAAGGAAAATGTACCACTTTACAGTTGCGATATTGATGAGATACAACAGCATGTTAAGCGCAGAGTTGTAAATATCCTTGGTGGCAAGCAGAGCGAAGCATACAGGGATAACAGTATAAGGCATAAGACATTTTCTGATATATGGACACAGTTAAAGCGTGAGTATGGTTGTGTTTCTACTTATAAGAGTATCAAGAGGAAATATATAGACGATGTGCATGAGTTTATTGATTGCTATGTCGTACCTAAGTATCTTGATGAGCTTATTCATGACGCAAACGCTCAACAGAGTTTTGCATAGTGAGGTGATTGTATGAGAAAAAGAACTTTAAAGCAAAAATTCTACACCGGCTGTGGCTATTCGATTTTCGGAGCATTAGCATTTGCATTTTTCCTTGGATTATCGGTGGCATACGGGATTAAGACAGCGAGTATTATCGTTGGAGCAATCGTAACAGTATTTTGGCTGATACTAATTGCATTTTGTCTCATAGAGGAGGGCGAACCGCATGAGAAAAAGAAACCTGATATTGATGTTATCAATTTCAACGATTGGAATTATGACCTTAAAGCCGATAGCAACGAAAGCAGATAGCAAAGTTGAGCTGACGGCTGGTGTTTCTTCCTATTTAAATGATGTAATGCTAGGGAAGATTGAACCGACAGTGGTTCAGAATGAGCCGGTTGTGGTTGAGCAGACCTATGTAGAGCCAACAGTTCCGACTTGCCACAAGAAATACAGTTGTAGCCGATTTAGGAAGCTAGGACGAGTCAGATATGGCGATTACACTTATACGTGGTACTCACAGAGAGTGTTACCCGGAGGCGGTCTAAATATTCCGGGCAGACATCTAAACGAGCATGGACTTGTTGTAGACGAAAACGAGTATGTAGTAATTGCAAGTGATGATTTACCACACGGAACTGTAGTTGATACTCCTGTTGGCATACAAGGAATTGTATATGACGAAGGGAGTGGAAATGGAAATCTTGACATCTACTGCGATTGGTAGCCAATTGAAACGTCAGAGTGCTAACGATTACCTACAAGAACTATATCGAGCTAAACGGCACGAGGACAAATCGTTTGACTTTCAAGCGTTACTAGATAAAGAAATGGAGAAACTGAATGAGCGACAATGTAAGAAGGATTAGACTAGGCGATACACGATACAGATTGAAGCCATTAACAAGAGAGCAGAAGCTATTGCTCAACAAAGCTCATTACGTGGCAAGCGAGTGGCTTTTTGTATCGGAGTCAGACTCGTATCTAAGAGTAGTTAAAAAATCAAGCCTGCATGGAAATTTGATTTTAAAAACCATAAACAAATAGAAAGAGAGGAAACGCAATGAAGATTACACACATTTTTGCACAGAATTTTTGTAAATTCTATGGCAAAAACACATTAGACACAGATTTTTCAACGAAAACTGTGTTGTCCGGTCAGAATGAAGTCGGCAAATCAACAGTTAAGAGAATTATTCTTGATGTGCTGAATTGTCACGATGAGAACGACAGAGAGATTACAGGCATAAGACCGCATGATGAAAACGGAGTCGAGATTGACGATGTTGACATTGTAAGGGCTGTTACCTTTGAGATTGACGGAAAAGCAAAGACTCTGAAAAAGGTTACAAGGCAGAAATGCAACAAAAAAGGTGAGATTACAGGCAGTGTTACTGATTACTCAATCAATGATGTACCTTACAAAATGGCTGACTACAATCAGTACATCAATGACAACATGGCAGAGCTTGGAGTATTACCATTTTGCTTAAATGCCATGACTTTGCTTAACAAGTCACAGGCAGAACAGAGATTAGCACTTGCAAGCTATTTTGGCACACGTACTGATGAAGAAATCTGCGATATGTTTCCACAGTTTGCTGAACTTAAACCGATGTTTGACGATGGGGACGTAGACCAACTCAAGAAAGTATGTCGTGGCAAGCTAAACGGTACAGGCGGTAGGAATGGCTCAAAAGGACTTGTCAAGGAAAGAGACGAAATCTCAACAAGGATTGATACAATTCATTCCACTAATGAGTACACAGACCTTGCAGAGCTTGAACTTGCAAAGAAAGCTTATGAGCCACAGCTTAAGGAAGTTGAGGACAAGTTGTCTGATTACAACAAGATTTTAGAGGACAAGCAGAAAGCCACAGAGGACATTATGAGCCTTAAGTTTGAACTTTCTGACATGGAGCGAAAAGCCAATGCTGAAAATCAGAAAAAGCGCAAGGAGCTACAGTTACAGATTGACGGCTTCGATGTTTCAATCCGCAAAACAGAGTCAATGATAAGAGCCGGAAAGACTAGCATTAAAACCTCTGAAAGAGAGATTGAAGATTGCGCAAGAGACTTAGAAAAGGTACGTGCTGATTGGAAAAAAGCAAAGGCACTTTCCTTTGATGAAAGCAGTGTTAATTGCCCGATGTGCGGTCAGAAGTTGCCGGAAGATAAGATAGAGAGCATGAGAGCTGACTTTGACGAGCGAAAAGCAAAGAACCTTAAAGAGCTTGAAGATAAGGGAAATGCGTTGTCAAGTACTAGCAAGGAACTTAAACAGGCTATTGAGGATAAGAAGAAAGAGATAGTTGACCTTGAAGTAGAACTTACAGAGCTAACAATAAGACATGATGCTGTCGTTAAAGAGCTTGGAGACTTACCTACTGATATTGATATGACAGGCAACAGTGAGTATCAGGCACTTAAAGCTAAAATCGAGGAAAAAGAGAAAGCTCTTGCAGATGAAAACGATACATCGGAACTTATCAGAAAGCTCAAAAACGAGCGCAACGAACTGTTAAGGCAAGTTTCATCAGTTGATACAAAGATTGAGCTTGGTGTGGCGAATAACAAGCGTATAGATGATAGCATAGCTGACCTTGAAGCAAAGAGAACCGACCTCAATCAGGAGATAGCCGATTGGGAGAGAAAGCTTGACTTGCTGAAAGAGTTTACTCGAAAAAAGAACGAACTCTTACAGGCTGATGTTAATAAGTACTTGGATTTTGCTACAGCAAAGCTTTTCAGACCGCTCTTAAATGGTGATACCGAGGAGTGCTGCGACTTTGTTTACAACGGTGAAGCATATGCAAGAAATCTCAATCATGGTGCAAGGATGTTAGTTGAGGTTGACGTGTGCCGAGCTTTTCAGAAAGTGGCAAACGTTAATTTCCCGATTATCATTGATGATACAGAGAGCGTTGACGATTGGAGAATACCACAGATTGATAACCAGTTGATTATGTTGAAGCACACACAGGACAAAGAGCTTGTGATTGAAAATATGGAGGTATAGAAATGATTAAAGCAGAAGACGGAGAAGTTACATTTAGAGGTATAAAAAGCCATGTTATGGCAGAGGCGGTCACTGTTTTACGTGCGCTTAAAGAGACAGTTTCAGAGGAAGAGTACAAAATGGTAATTAGACTTGCTGATAAAAGCGAGGAACAGGTGAAAGACGAAGCCGAGAGAGCAAGAGAAACGCTCAAAAAGTTACTTGAATTATAGGAGGTTCAACATGAGTATTAAGAAGAGAAACTATTATATGGGTGGCAAGAAACATACTGTAGAGCTTAAGTATGACGGATATATGTATACAGTCATATCTGACGGAGTTTTATTCAAGCAGACACCTAATGAACTGTTTGCGGTTCAGGTTTTTAATGAGATTTAGGAGGATTAATTATGGCAGAGAATACAGCAGTTGCAGAAAAGAAAGAAGCTGAAAGCAGAGAGCTTGTAGCAAAAGATTTTACAGAGGGAATGGTTGTTAAAATTAAGCAGAAAGAGAAATTTGGCTTAACATTCCCTAAAGATTATAACTATACAAACGAGCTTATGTCGGCAATGCTTATTTTACAGGACACAGTAGATATGAATAAGAAGCCTGTATTACAGAGCTGCACAAGGGCAAGTATTGAAAATGCACTTATCGAAATGGTAACAGACGGATTATCAATAAGAAAGAAGCAGTGTTACCCAGTCGCTTATGCGGGCAAATTAAGCTGTCAGCCGTCTGTTTATGGCGCAACTTGTCTTGCTAGAAGATATGGGCTTAAAGACATTAATGCATCAGTTATTTATAAAGGGGATGTATTCAAGTACCACAAAGAGGATGCAAAGACAATTATTGATTGCCACGAACAGAGCTTTGAGAATATCGACAATGACAAGATTGTTGGTGCTTATGCGGTAGCGATTATGGGAAATGGTGAGAAGATTGCAGAAGTTATGACTATGGCGCAGATAAAGACCGCTTGGAAACAGGGATACGGATATAAGGAGACCGGAAACGGAGTTCATCAGAAATTCGCAGACCAAATGGCTATGAAAACTGTTAAAAATAGACTTCTCAAAGCTATCAACAATACTCATAGCGGTTTTGGCAAAGAAGATGATTACGAGGAAATCAGCCACGATGAAATGCTCGAACAGGATGTTGCCTATGATATTGAGCAGAACGCAAACACAGTAGATTTTGATGAGGACAACATAATTGATGTAGAGCCGACCGACACGGCCGACAAGCAGTCAGAGGAGCTACCGCCGTTCATGCAGAGTGAGGAGAGCTGATATGAGAGTAATTTCACAGGACGGAACACTTGATATGCCATATGAAGAGGTGATTATTCAGAGATTCAAGTCAAGAATTTATTTTCTGAATAAAAACTTAACAGGCGTTGAGTCGCTTAGTGATGACATGCAAATTGCTGAATATTCCACCGAAGCAAAGGCAATTAAGGCTATGGAAATGTTGAGAGAACATAATGAGGGTGTAATTTTTCTCAAAACAATAATAAATACCGAAAAAGGTACTACGTTCGTAAGTAGTTTGTCGAAAACTGATTTTAACAAGCTGACGCAGAATTACTTCCAGTTCCCACAGGACGATGAAATCGAGGTGTGAGTATGGCAGATTTAGTTAAGTGGAGAATAGATAACATTTTTAAAGCAGACGCAAACAAGTGTTATACAGAAATGCTTGATTTGGAAAACATAACACCACAAGCGGTACTTGAAAAAGCAAAAGACGAAAATTCAGAACTTCATAAGTGCTTTGAATGGGATAACGATGTGGCAGCAGAGAAGTACCGAACAATACAGGCTGGCAATGTTATCAGAATGTTATATATAGAGCCAAAGAGTGAGGATGAGCCACCTGTAAGGGTGTTGAGTAGAACATCTGACACAGTTTATCAGCCGACACGAACCTTTTTGACGAATACAACAGAATATGAGGATTTGTTGAAAAGAGCGTTATCGGAATTAGAGAGTTTCAGAAAGAAATATGAAACACTCTCTGAATTGGAACAGGTATTTGAGCAGATTGATTTAATCACTGCTTAGATAATATATAGCATAGTAAATAACAAAGCAAAATAGACTAATACAGCTTGATACACAACAAAGCAACCTATTTTCGAGTGTTTAATTGGCGATATGAAATCGTCAAGGACAAAATATTATTACAAACTAAAGTACACCATAGAACATCAAAGAATAAAAAACGAAACCATAGAAAAGTACAAAACAACGCAATTTCATATTGCTTGTTAAGCACTTGATTATAGGTACACGCTGATAGCATTTTATAGGCGGTATGAGATATACCGCAAAAGAATACCAAACCATAAAATACGGCAATAAACTAAATTATAGAACAACATAGCACATTATATCATATCGCTTACAAAGTGCTATCAGTAAGAACTTAAAATGAAAGGAATTATAAGACATGGCAAAAACAGAAGTAATAGAAATCAAACCATTAAATATCAAAACAGCAGAAATCACTATCGTAGGTGACGGAGATTTAATTCTCAACAAAATGAATGATGTAAATGCAAAGGATTTGATTGATAAGCGCAAGGATAAGGCAAAGGACACAGCAAAACCTAATCAGTGGGAAGCAATCATCACTTCAATGCATTGGTACAACGGAAAACCTACTGATTTTTCAGAAGAAGGACTTGCACAGGCATTGAAAGAAAATGCACCTTGCATTACAGGATTTGGGCTTAAAAAGTCATTCGGACAGGCAGTTGTGCAAAATAAGATTGATACATACGCTACAAAATTCAATGCCGGAGTAAATATTATTGCAAAAGGTGATTTAGTACCTATTAGATTTGCAGAACATCACATTGACGAAAAATTAATGTCGCCCAAGAAAGGCAGTCCTGTATTAGTACACCTTAACAGATTTAGTGGTTGGAGTGCTACATTCACAATTCAGTACACAGAAAACGCTTTTTCTATTGAGCAGATTGTAAACATTATCAATCTTGCCGGATTTGGTAATGGTATTGGAAGCGGTAGAAGTAGTGGCTATGGAAGATACCATGTAGAGGGCATTAAGTAAAAACAAAATATAGGTTGGGTGTTTTATAGGTGAGACAATTCACCAAAACTCAAAATAGCAAAGAACAGGAAAACATACCATATGAAACCACATGACATAACAGGACATTATATTGTTTTTCCTGTTAAGCACCCAACCGCAAGGAAATGAGGTGATACAAATGCTTTTGAGGACAATAGCTACAGGCTCTAGCGGAAATTCATATGCCTTAATCAGCAACACAGGAGAAATCCTATTACTTGATTTGGGCGTGTCAGAAAAGACTATCAAAAAGGGTATTGATTGGAAAATATCAAATGTTGTTGGAGCTGTAATTACGCACGGGCACAAAGACCATTCATTATCGGTTGAAGATTTTAAGCCTATGGGAATACCGATACTTGCCCCATATTTAGGCGATAGCTGTAAATCAATGAATATGGGCGAATTTACAGTAAAACCTTTTGATTTGACAACAATAGACGGAAACTGGACGCATACAGACGCAAATGGTGAACCTTGCCCGATATATGGCTTTCTGATTACTCACAGGGAAATGGGGAGAATGCTTTACATAACCGATTGTGAATTAATCAAATGGAGATTTAAAGACATAAACCACATTCTCTTAGGTGCGAATTATGACAAGGATTTAATTGACAGGGATAACATGGGTAAAGCTAATCACGTTTTCAGAGGTCATTTAAGTATTGACACAGCTTGTGATTTCGTTAAGGCAAATTATTCAGATGGCTTGCAGAACGTCATAATGTGTCATCTATCAAGTGAAAATTCTGATAGAGATAGTTTTATCGAGAAGATGAAAAAAGTTGCTTATGGGGCAAATGTGGATGTTGCAGAGCGTAACAAGGAATGGCTACTTGTTAATCCTAATGAGTGCCCTTTTTAGAAAGGAGATGAATACCCATTTTGAGAATTGAAAAGCTGATTAAATTCTTGAAAGAAAGATTTGAAGATGGAATACAGATGTTTGATACACCATCTATAATGGGTGATTTCAGAGTGCCTATTTATGGCGAAGATGAAATCACTGTATTATGGGCTCCGCATTACGAGTATATAGAGATATATGGTATTTCTGACGAAGAGTTTGAAAGAGTTATGAAAGAGGCAAAAGGATATTAGCGAGTGCCCTTTTTAAAAATTAAACAGACAGGAGAAAAATAATGAATATTGTAACACTTTTAGGACGATTGACACACGACCCGGATATTAGATATACACAGGGTGAAAATGCAATGGCAATAGCAAGGTTTACACTTGCCGTTGATAAAAATTTTAAAAAGAAAGACGATAAGGCAAATTTCATTAACTGCGTGGCTTTTGGCAAGATTGCTGAAACAGTAGAAAAGCACGTATTTAAAGGCTCAAAGATAGCAGTTATCGGCGAGTGGACTACAGGCAGTTACAAGAATAAAGACGGAAACACAGTCTACACTAACGATTGCAACATATCTAAGCTTGAGTTTTGCGACAGTAAAAATTCAAGTGGCAGCAGTGCAGAACCACAGCCAAAGCCCGATGATAGCTTTATGTCATTTCCTGATGGTATTGACGAGGAATTACCATTCATCTAATTCACTAAAGATAACAAAACAATTAAATATTATGAAAGGAGTAAGAGGTTTGTGCGCACATTAAAACTGGTTTTACTCCGATTGAAAAATGGAACAGAGGAATGTAAATATTTTCAATGATGATTGCTTAAACATTATTAAGAAGATTCCAAACGAAAGCATTGACTTAATAGCGACAGACCCACCATATCCAACAACATCGAGAGGAAGTGCTGGAAACAGTGGTGGAATGTTGCAAAAGGAAATAAATAAAAAAGGAATAGTATTTACGCACAATAACATTGACTGCTCGGAATATGCATCAGAGTTTTACAGAATACTTAAAGATGGTAGCCATTGTTATGTTATGACTAATCATGTCAATCTTATACACATGCTAAATGCTTTTACTGATTTAAGAACCGATAAGGAAAAAGAGCAAGGGCTTAAAACTTATGGATTCCATTTTATTAAATCGTTGATATGGGATAAGGGAAACAAAATAATGGGTCAGTATTATATGTCACAATTTGAATACATTTTGTTTTTCCGAAAAGGAAAAGGAGTAAAAATAAACAACTGCGGAACAAGTGATATATTGTCTATCCCAAATAAAAAGAAAAAGGATGCAAGTGGGAATAATCTACATGACACAGAAAAACCTGCTGAACTAATGAAAATATTGATTGAAAATTCTTCGGATAAAGGGCAAGTTGTTTTAGACCCTTTTATAGGGATAGGAAGCACAGGAATTGCTTGTATAAAAGCAGATAGAAAATTTATCGGAATTGAATTAGACCCACATTATTTTGAAATTGCAAAGAAAGAAATGCTTGTGTTTGAGAAAGATAACCAGATGAGCATAACCGATTTCATATAAAGAAAGGAATGATACCGTGTTTTTATTACTAGCGTTTGTATTTATGGTTTTAAGTTGGATTTTTGCATTAAAATGTGACAAGTTTAATATCAAGAAAGACATTGTATGGCTTGTATTGTCAATCTTATTTGGATTTTTAGATGTTTTATTTTGTGCATTACATTTTATTTTGTAAAGGAATAGGAGTGTGAACCGATTGAGTAATATGCGACAAATATATGCAATCAAAAGCAAAAACGAAAAGCGTATCTTAGATGTTTGCCCTGATATGAAACGTAAGAGTGGTATTTACTTCTATACAAGAACAGATGAAAACGGAATATCGTACTTTTATATCGGTCAAAGCATAGATTGCTTAGAACGTAGTATATCGCACTTGACAGGCTATCAGCATATAGATTTATCAATCAAGAAAAGAGGATTTTATAACAAAAGCAATCCTTATGGCTGGAAGTTGAATGTTATGTACTACCCGAAAGACAAGCTTGACGAAATGGAGCAATATTGGATTTTGGAATACACAAAAAGAGGTTATCAGTGCAGATATAACAAGACGGCTGGCGGTCAAGGAGAGGGCAAAGAAAAGATAAATGAATTTAAAGCTCCTAGAGGCTACAGAGACGGCATACAGCAAGGTAAAAAGGTGTTAGCGAGGGAATTATCGCATATCATCGAAAAACACCTTGTTGTGACGATTAGAGAGGATAAACAGGGCAATAAGGTGTCACAGAAGCAACTAGATAAATTTATGGAGCTTATTAATGCAGATTCATATAAGGACGTTGAGTAAATGAAAAGAAAGGCGGCAATTATGGATAAATCACAACACTTAGAAGAAATAAAATCAACTGCTGAGAATTGTTATAACATTGGATATAAGCGTGGATATGAAGCAGCGATAGAAGATTTGAAAACAAAAATCATTGCAAATATGCATGTTGATATATCTGCAAAGATGATGAATGAGTTATTAGACGAATTAAGCAGCGTTTAGGAGAGGTGACATGAAAAAGAAAATAATTATATTTATGTTAAAGCATGATATTTTAAGAAACATATTTTTGATTGTTATGTCAGTGCCGGTAAGTATTTTCTATGGTTTAAAAGGATTCTGCGAAGAATTTTGCGGTGTATGGGAAGACACATTTGATAGCATAAAGGATAATGCTGAAGGAGTAAAAAGAAATTATGAATGAAGAAATGATGTTTACAGCTTGTAATATTCCGAAGTTTTTAGAGGAACAGATGAATAAAATGAAAGACACTCTTACAGGTGGTATGAACGAAGATAATCTTAAAGGTTTTGAGTATGCAGTAGATACTATGTTAAGTATTCTTAGGCAGACAATTCGTGCAGCCGAGATGGATGATGAGATTCTTGTGCATAGCGATAAAATCGCTGATGAGAATGAATTAGAAGAGTTTGATTTACATGATTTGTTAGAACTTTATGGTTGCAGAGTTGTGGCAAACTTACAGAAGAAAAGTGTTTAATGTTGTAAACTGAAATTTAGAAAGGATGCCAGTCTGGTAAGAGAAAAGAACAGGCAAAGTAAATAATTTTATCCAAAACTTAAAAGAAAAAGGCACTACCGAGATAACACTTGATATAACAACAACAGGCAAAGGAATTGTCTATACATTAATTTGGTAGATATCCTGAAATCAAAAGAGAATTTGATGTAAAGATAAATTAGGATTTATGGAGGTAGATATATGATTACGCAGATAGGATTTTTAAGAAAAGGAGATGTGTTCAGATTTGAGGGTGATATTTACAAAGTAGGACATTTGTTGGAGAGTACAAATGGGTATGTTTCCTGTATTGATGTTAATACAGGAAAGAAAAAAAGATTGCATATTGATGTTGATGTAGAAATTGAACAGGCAAACTGAAATTTGTTGAAAGGAGTAAAACAGAGTGAAGTTTTTAAGCAAGAAGAAATGTGATGAAATTCTGAAAAGAATTACTGCAAATGAAATTATTCAGGCAGAGTACGGACTGCACGATATGGAAGCAGAAACAAAGGCAACGGAAAATAGAGCAGAGATAGCTTTTATTGTCAGTGGTTTCAAGGGTATTAACAAGGTGCAGAACACATTGAGAAAAAGATATAACAATATAAACCACGAGGAAAAAGATTAAAATATATCAACCGAAACTTGAAGAAAATAGGAGATTAAAAATGGCAGAACGTAGAATGTTTGCTAAGAAAATAACTGAAAGTGACGCTTTTCTCGATATGCCGAGCAGTACTCAAATGCTTTATTTTCACCTATCCATGAATGCTGACGATGATGGATTTGTTAATAATCCTAAGAAAATACAGCGAATGTGTGGCGCTTCCGATGATGATTTTAAACTATTGCTTGCAAAGTCGTTTGTGCTCTTATTTGAAAGCGGTGTAATTGTGATTAAGCATTGGAAAATGCACAATTACATACAGGCAGACAGATACAGACCTACTGATTATGTTGAAGAAAAATCAATGTTGGGATTAAAGAAAAATAAGGCATATACGCTTGATGTAAACAAAATGGATACAAAATGTATACAAGATGTATCCGTAGGTAAGGAAAGTATAGGTAAGGTAAGTATAGGTAAGGTAAGTATAGATAAGAATAGTATAGTTAAGGATATAAAAGAAAAAGATATTGATAAATCAATATCTAAAAAGAAAACTGTCTACTACCCTGATGATGAAATGCTGGAGAGTGCTTTTCAGGAATATCTGACAATGCGAAAAAAAATAAAAAAGCCAATATGTACCGACATGGCATTACACCGAGCTATGAACACTATAGAGAGACTTTCAAAGGGCGATAATGATTTAGCTGTTAAAATTCTTAATCAGTCAGTAGACCATTGCTGGCAAGGACTGTTTGCACTAAAGGACAATGAGCCACATTCAGCTAACAAAGGCACCATTGATTGGGATAATGTGTGAGGTAGAGAAATGACAAGAGACGAGACCGTTAAAATCATTCGCATAATGTGTGATTGCTACCCCAATTACAAGCCGAGCAATTTATCAGAGACAGTAGATGTGTGGAATATGATGTTGGAAGAATACAGCTACCAACAAATTTCTATGGCATTGAAAGCTTACGTGCATTCCGATACAAGCGGATTTGTACCGAGCATCGGACAGCTAATCAACAAACTGCATGAGGTTCAATCCCCACAGGAGCTTAACGAAATGGAAGCGTGGTTCCTTGTTAGTAGGGCACTACGAAATGGCTACTATGGTGCGGTTGAAGAATTTAACAATCTACCACCGCTTGTACAAAAGGCTGTCGGAAGTCCTGATAATCTTAGGAACTGGGCACTGACGGACAGCAAGAGCATTGAAAACGTAGTCCAGTCGAATTTTATGAGAACCTACAGGACAGTTGTTAATCGAGCAAAGGAATATCAAAAAATGCCAAAGGATATAAAGGCATTGATTGAAAGCACCAATAGAAGCTCGTATTCGGCTCAAATCGGCTCTAAAAATCAACAGACGATAAAATTATCGCTTGAAGATAACAGAAGCCAAAATAAGCCGATTAAAGGTATTCCAATGCCAAAAGAAATTAAGGAACGTATCGAGCAGATGAAGAAATAGGAGGTAAAGAGGTTTGTGCGCACAATTAAAGCCGGCTTTACTCCTAGCAGACAATGACAAGAAAAGAATATTTAAGACAAAGATACCACAATTTTTTAGACAATAATCTTTGTATAAGGTGTGGAAAACCTTTGGACAGAGATGGTTCGTTGTGCAAAGAGTGTAATGACGCGCAAAACAGCTACAACAAGGAAACGCGTAAGGTATTAAGCGAACTTGGGATATGTCCACAGTGTAGGAAGAACAAAATATATGGAGATGAAAAAAATTGTGTGGAGTGTAGAGCAAAAGTAGCCGAACAAGTATCAAAACTTCGAGACAAAAACAGAGAACATTATAACGAAATGCAGAGAACGCGGGCGAAAGAACGATATCAAAAAGATAAGGAAAATGGCATATGCACGCGTTGCCGAAAGAGAAAAGCAGACCCGGGGTATAGTACTTGCACTATGTGTAGAGTTAAAGGGCGAGGGATAAAGAAATGTTCAAACAGAACTGATAGATATAAACAGGGTTTATGTTTTTTCTGCGATAATCCGGTAAAGCCCGGATATAAGGTCTGCGAAATGCACTATCAGAAGAACGTTAAGAACGCGACTTCTGAAAAGGCAAACATAGCACGGCATAAATTAAAAGAGCTGGGACCACAATGGAAACTTTGAAAGATTTTTACGATTTTTACCGGCCACTGCAAAGGAAATATGACTTGCGAATGTTCTACAGAACAAATAGCAAGGAAGTGAAAATAACTATCCGGTGGCGCGGTAAAGAACTTGTAAAAGTCGCAGAAGAAACTACAGAAGCCTGTTTCATTAGGGCGAGACGAGAACTTGAAGAAAGAATGAAAAAATATGAGCAACAAACTGAAACCAAAGAAAAAGCACAAAGAGCCGGATTTTACATGGACAAAATCCGAAAGAGTTACGCTGAAAAGCAGCAATAACCGCAGAAAGCTCGTAAGGCGGTCTTTCACAGACTTTATGGACTTGGGCTACTATGTACTGTATTTACACCATGGATTTGGCAATAAGCGCATTGTAAGGCTTGAAAGAACCATAAATGAGTACCTTGAAAGGGCACAGACTGAAAAAGAAATGAAAACTGAAACGCTTGCTGAACTTTTGGAGGTTAGATACGGCATTGATGTGCAGAAAGAGATTAATTTAATCCCAATGCAACAGTTGATTAGGATTTATCAGAGAAACAATCCATTAACGATAAATGACACACGACAGCTTTTAAATGACACGGCATACAGCTACATGGCTTTAGCATGTACGGCACTAAAGCTGATGTTTAAATTGTCGGTTAGGGAAATTAAAGAGTTTATCGCAGAATTTAGGGACTTAATCGACACGCTGTATAAATTTAATCAATTCGGTCTGACATTGCCGAAGGTGGCACAATGCCTTGCTGATGAAGTTAATTACGTTGATGAAAGGTACATAAAGGTGATTGATTAATGACTTACGCATGGGATAACAACGGAACCCAAAATGCTCACATAAAGCAGATGAGGGACGATAGGCAGAAAGCCTACATGGAAAAACGCAGAGACAATAAGGCATTAAGTTCTATTTTGAGAAAGTAGAGGAAGAGTATGGCAATTAAATCGATTTTATTCAATACCGAGATGGTACGGGCAATTCTGGACGGAAGAAAGAGTTGCACACGCAGACTTGTAAAGCCGGAACCGCAAGGATATTTTGAAGTAAGTGAAGAACCACTGTATGTATATGATACAGACGGAAATCAAGGCAAAATTACACCACCATATCAGCCGGGTGATATCCTTTATGTTCGTGAAACGTGGTATAAATACATTAAGCGCGTAGGAAAAGGAGAAAGCTGTCGCTTTGCAGAGTTTTACGGGTACAGGGCAAGCGTGGCAAATTCAGAAGATGTAGACGAGCCTTGGCGCCCGTCCATCCACATGCCGAAAGAAGCTGCACGTATTTGGCTTAAGGTTACGGATGTGAGGGTGGAGCGGTTGCAGGAGATTCCCGGCGAAGATTTGATAAAAGAGGGAATTGACCTTTTTCAGTCAAATTATGTAAGAGTTGCTTTTGATGAATTTACAAATATATGGAACTCCACCATTAAGAAATCCGACCTTAACTGCTACGGTTGGGATGCGAATCCGTGGGTGTGGGTTATCGAATTTGAGCGGTGCAAAAAGCCGAAAGGAGAAAATTAGATGAAAGATAGATATTTATTCAAGGCAAAGAGGATTGCCAGTGGAGATTGGCTTGTTGGCTATGTTGTAAAATATGGGTATACAGGAAGAGAAAAATATTATATAGTTCCAAGCTATGCTTCTGATTTATATGCTATTGAAATAGACCCATCCACAATCTGCCAATGCACAGGCTTAAAAGACAAGAATGGCAAGTTGATTTGGGAGAATGATATTGTATGGGATTCTGACGAAAGAACTTTTTACGAGATTATCTGGAATCAAGAGGATATGTGTTGGAATGTTGAAGATGCAGACGGTCACAAATCTGAGTTTGAAGAATGCTATGGAAGCACAATTGAAGTTAATGGTAACAGATTTGACAATCCGGAATTGTTAGAAAGCGAGGAATAATATGGCAGAAAAGAATAGTAAAGAACCAAGCCCATGTAGCGGTTGCAAATACGAAAAAAGTACAAACATAAAAGAGCTTTTAGCTTTTTGCACACATTGTAAAAGAGCTTATTCCCACGAAGAGGATAGGGAAATTCACGAGGATAGATATGAGGAGGATATAGCATGACAGAGAGTGAAGCAATTAAAATCTGTAATACTATTGGTTTTGCAACATCCTTTAGTAATCCCCAAGGGATACCGCTAAATACAACTAAAGATGAGCTTGCAGAAGCAATGAGAATAGC